AAAGCCCGAATACTCGAAAAGACACGGGGGCGTATCGCAAACACAATCAAGACAAATCCCGAGGCCAAACGAAAGAGCATGGAAACGAAAAAGCGCACATGGATGATGGAGCGGTTTCGTGTAATGTCGGGACTGCCTCAGAAGACAAAGATGCGCATTGCGATGCGACCCACCAAGGTGTACAAGGCGATATGGTACCTGGTGAATATGCGCAACTACTTCCGCGACATTGAGGTGGGTGGCAGGTTCACGCTCTATTACGACGAACAAACGAAACGTTCCGGCAAGGAAGACTACTACACGAAATCCTGCGGACTGACGTTTGAGCAAGTGCAAAATTAGTTCTTTATATATTAACCATTAAAACCAAGCCGACAAGGACGGCTTGCAGGTGCGAATCCTGCCGTTTTGAAAACTTTTTTGATTTTTGTTAAACTTGTTCTGTAACAAGTTGGGATTGCGTCATGGGCACCTGTAAGCCATGAACGCTGCAAGCAAGGAGTGACGGGTTCTTTTCATCTATGTTTGTAACAATTTCAAGCTTGTCATGTACCGAGCCTCTGGGAGCAAAACACACCGAGCAGGGTTGAAATCCCTGCAATCCCTCTATTTTTAAAAACGACTGAAATTATTATGGGAATTATATTTTTATCGGTCATCATAGTTCTTTTTCTCGCCGTGTTCGCTGCGGTTACGCAGGCTGCGGTCGAGTATCTTGTGGACTGCGACGACAACAACGAAAAGCAAGGAGGTGCAACTCATGGGAAAACCAAAGGGATGCCATGATTGCATGTGGGGAAACTGGCCCGAGATGTGCAAAGACCCGAAGCGAGACCCGAAGTCAAATTATTGCTGCTGTCAGTGGGAATGGCGACACGAATAAAAAACATACGGAATGAATATAAGCGAAGTATATGAGCGCATCCGAGAACGAGAGTCGGGCGCAAGTGCAGAGTCTCGTACACGAGCAGAGCTGCACATACAGAAGATTAAGGAACTCCGAGAGAAGCACAAGACGTTCATCAAGATGCCGCACACGAAAGCGTGTGACCTGGTGAAATACTGCCTTGCCATCGACAGAAACCTCGGTATCAACCGAATACATGAAAATGCGTTCGGGTTTATCTTCTTCAAGTATCAGTAACTAATTTTCTAAAAACATAAAGCTTTCTAAAAACATAAAGCAATGAGAACAAAAACAGCAGTGTGGTACGAGACCACGGTACGCTACGAGCGTTCAAAAGGTGACAAAAACAATATCGCTACGGAAGCATACGCCGTGGACGCATTGAGCTTCGCGGAAGCGGAGCAGAGAATTACAGAAGAGATGGAACCGTATTGCTCGGGCGAGTTCGATGTGAAGAAAATCGCAATCGCTCCGTACACCGAGGTGTTCTTCTCCGAGGACAAAGGTGACGACAAATTCTTCCGTGCAACCGTCGCGATAATTACGCTTGACAAGCGCACCGGCAAGGAGAAGAAGAACAACGTCAACTACCTCGTTCAGGCGGAAAACATCGAAACGGCACGCAGATATGTCGTAGATGCGTTTTTCAATACGGCAATGGAATACGAAATCAACCGCCTCGTAGAAACAAAGATACTCGATGTGTTCGAGAAGTAACATGATTTTAAAAACAGCATAACAAATGGAAAATAACGAATACGAAGTGCTGCAAGTGCAGCATGATCAGAACATAGTTCAGTTGGACGCGGTAGAGCGTGCAAACATAGACTCGCAGGTGGCAACCGCAAAGCAGTATCCGAGAGACGTCACACGAAGCATCAATAACTCAATCGCTTTGGCGACAATAGACGAGAATACAGCACAGAGCTGCGGTTACGCTCTCCCTCGCGGCAAAAAGCCTATCACCGGTCCGAGCGTGCATCTGGCAAAGTTAATCGTCTCCAACTGGGGAAATATGCGTACCGAAACAAAGGTCGTTCAGATTACCGACAAGCAGGTTGTCAGCCGTGGTACATGTTGGGATTTGGAGAACAACGTGGCATCCGCTTTCGAGGTTCGCCGCTCAATCGTAGGCAGTAATGGCAAGAGATATTCGGACGATATGATTACCGTCACAGGTAACGCAGCCAGCGCTATCGCATACCGCAACGCCGTGTTCGCCGTTATCCCGAAGGCTGTTACCGACAAGGTGTACCAGGCGGCGCAGCACTGCATCACCGGCGACCTCTCTGACAACGATAAGCTGATTGCTACACGCAAGAAGTGCATCGACTACTTCAAGGACGAGTACGGCATCACGGAAGAGGAGGTTATAATGATTTGCGGAAAGCAGACCGTCAATCAAATCAAGGCAGAGCAGATAGTTCTATTGCGCGGCGTAATACAGTCGCTCAGAGATGGCGACACAACCGTGGAAGAACTTATGAAGCCGTATCGCAAGGAAGAGAACAAGAAGAACGTTGCAGCCAAAGCAGCCGAAACCGCAGTAGCCAACGCTGCAAAGAAGGAGGCTAAGGCATGATTACCGATAATGTAGAACAAAGAAGTATCGCCTGGTACCGCGGTCGCTTCTCCAATTTCACAGGTTCCGAAGTTCACAATCTTATGAAGTCGGGTCGCAAGAAAGATGAGGTGTGGTCCGAAACGGCAAAGAGCTACATGTACAAGGTAGCCGCCGAGCGCATGTTCAACCCCGACTTCCTCAACGATGATGATGTGTTTGAGGATTATCTCCATCAGACGAACTTCACCTCCAAGGCTATGCAGTTCGGCATCGAGCAGGAGCAGTACGCCCGAGAGACATACATCAAGCTCAACAACGATGTCGAGGTGTTCGAGGTTGCATCATGCAAGCACGATACCATACCACACTTTGCAGCCTCGCCCGACGGCATCGTAAGAGGTGCGGACTTGAAGTGCCTGGAGATTAAGTGCCCGAACATCGCAACACACATGATGTATGTGGATAAGATACACGACGGCGCATCACTGAAAGAAGTCAAGCCCGAATACTATTGGCAGACAATGGCGGAGATGGCTTGCACCGGCGCAACGGAAACGGACTTTGTTTCCTATTCGCCGTGGCTCCTGAACCCTATACACATCGTAAATATTCCACGCAACGACGAGGACATCGCGCTACTCGAAGAGCGCGTAAAGCTCGCGAACGCTTTCGTGGAAGAAGTTATCAACAAGTCAAAATCCTAAAAATTATCATGGACGTAGTAGGAAAAATCATAGCGGCTCTGCCACCAAAAAGTGGCACGTCGCAGTCAACCGGCAAGCCGTGGCAGGTCAACACCTATGTATTGCAGACCAACGAGCAGACACCGAAGAACATCGCCTTCGACGTGTTCGGTGCAGAGCGTGTTGAGCAGTACAATCTCAAAGTGGGCGATATGGTCACAGTGTCAATCGACATCGACGCTCACGAATACAACGGACGTTGGTATAACCAAATCAGAGCATGGAATGTCGTAAACCATGCTTCGGCACAGCAGCCGGGTGTCCAGCAAACACCACCTCCAACACCGCAGCCTGGCACCTTGTTTCCGCAGCCACCTGCACCAGGAGCACAGCCCGCACCGTCAGCAGGAACTGACCAACTGCCCTTTTAACGTTCGCAAGTACGTTCTGTGGGCACAAGCCAACCTAAATGCTATCATAGTAGGGTAGGGTATCTTCCCTGCCCTACAAACCAAATAAAAAGTCATTGTTATGAAAAACAGAATTTCCCTCGATTTGTCAAACATGGAAGCCTTTAAGGAGCTGACCGATATGCAACTCGGTGAGCTTATGAGGGCCGTATTCGCTTATGCTTCCGACGGCACGATGCTGCCCGAGGATGCCGACCAAGCCGTTCGTGTCGCGTTCGCCTTTCTGAAGGCGGACGTGGACGCGGAACGCGACTCATACAAAAGACGCTGCGAGCGCAACAAGGAGAATGCACGCAAGCGTTGGGCGAAGCGTAATAAAAGTAAAAGCACGCACAAGACAAGCACACCCAAAGGTGTGGCAAGTCCTGTATTGCAGGAAAAGACCGCAACGGTAGACTACGAAAAGCTCGTCGCCTACTGGAATCGCCGTGTGGACGAAACGAAGTCCTCAATGGCAAAGGTGCTCAACATCACCCCTTACCGCAAGAAGCTGATCGAGGAGCGGCTTGCGGAATATAACAATGACAACAAGGCATTACAGAAGGTACTTGACAAGGCTCTCACTGACCATTATCTTAACGGTAAGAACCCGTCAAAATGGGTTGCTGATTTCAACTGGCTGCTGAAACCCGAGAACTTCTCACGGCTCGTAGAGAGTGGTGCTGCTACTTCAAATGAGCCGAAACCGCAAGCTGTGACGGTTACGATTACTGAATCCGATTTGGCAAGCGAACGCCTGGAAGCGCAACGACACAGAGAGGAAATAGAGTTCACACGCGCTGAACAGCAACGTAACAACCTCCTCGCAGCTACCAAGGCTGCGGACAGAAACCCCAACTGCCTGCAAGCGAAGATGGCATACAACGCCTACAAAGACGGCACGCTTGCGAGGCTCGGTATAGAATGGACTCCTAAAACATCAACAAATGGCACTGAAAGACGAAATACAGAAATGGCTCAGCGAGCATCCTGACGCAACAGCCGAGGAAGCGATATGGGCAGGAGCATATATCGAAATCGACTTGTGGTGCAATAAAACAAAATAACAATGACAACAGGAATAATATTACTCGTAGCCTACGTCGCCTTTGTGGTAGGCTCATTAGGCTATACAATAGGGTTCCTTCACGGAAACTCTGCGAAATACAACGAACATAATAAGCTTTAGCTTATGGAAACAATGGATAAAGAAGCCTACGAAATCAAAAAGGACGGCATGACGCGAGCAGAACGTAGGGCGTACAAGCGTATGCTGGCAAAACAAAAGAAAGGACAATAACATGACAAACGAAAACAACAAACCTTATTTTCTTTTGGTTTTTCAGGAGGATGACCCCATGCCATCCATCGTATCAGCAGATGTGATTGCAGAGATGTATCCATACGCTGATAAAAAAATGCTTGATATTACAACCACGGACGGCGATAATATAGGCTTCGAGAGCGTCGAGTCTTTCAAAATGGTTCCTGCCGAGGAAATAAACTTTAACATGTAACAACAACAGATATGGAGAAAACAATCAAGACATTTGTCGGTAGGTTGCGCGATGCGTGGGCTATCATACGAGGACGCAATTATGTTTTTATCCGCGAGAACGAGGACACAAGCGAACAAGAGGCGCTCCACACAGCAATCTTTATTCTCGGCGCACGTTGGCTTAAAAACAACGATAACGTAAATTATTTCTCCCGAGTAGATATGCTGTCTGACTTGCTGAACGATACGAACAGCATTATGATGCTCACAAAGGATGCTGACGGCACGCTGACTTACTGCTACGACTGTAAGTCGGAAGAAGAATTTGACGACTTAATCAAAATGGAGGTGAAGTAATATGGAAAGTGAGATTTACTACATCAACATGGATGGCAATATCTACTTCAAGGTTGAAGATGGTGTTGTTTGTTCGCAAGGCAAGCAGACCAGCGTATCACCCGACAAGCTCTCCGATTTCCTCGCAATAGCAAAGGAGTTAGGATTTAAAACTGGGAAGCTATGAAAGCCGTACTGACATTAGACAATGGGAGAAAGATTGCCGCAGACATCTTGCCCCCCCGATTGGAAAACTCCGCAGGCCACGTTTTCATGACGAATACGAACGTTGGTTCGTAGAGGAGTTTAACAAGGCGCAGCCACACCTGGTTCACAAGGTGGTGAAGGCGCACATATTAAGACACTAATAATACAACAAATATGACAGAAGAAAGATTTTACTGCGAATGCCCGAGATGTAGCGTTCACAACAAGAAGACGAAGGCTCTTGCAAGCAGCTTGAAGTTCTTCGAAAACGCCGAGTTCGTTTTCGGTGAGGACTTTACTCCCGAAATGTTTTTCGACCGCCTTAAAGAAGGCGTTGCAAGACTCAACTGCAAATACAAAGGCAGAGAGATTGAGGTCACGATGATGCGCTTTGGTGGTACAATATCGTACGACTTCAAAGACAATCCTAACAGCGACGCCTGTCTTGGTGGCTTGACTCTTATGCCAATAGTAACAACTATTTACAACATTAACAAGTTTAAAGTCGAATAACATGGTAACAGTAGTATTGACAATCATTAATCTTATCTGTTTTTGGGGAGCATGGTACTTCCTTGGCAGAAGTTCGATATACAATAGCCTACTAAAGGACTATAAAGAAGCTTTAACAATCATCGGTAAGCAGCAAGCATTAATACAGGCTTACGAAATGAAGTATAACACAGAGAAAACGGAGGAAGAAGATGGAGAACAAGATTAACATTGCGGAAATACTCCGCGATATGCCAAAAGGCACAAAGCTGTATTCGCCACTGTTCGGCAAATGCGAGTGCAAAGAAGTTGTTAACAGCAAATATCCTATTGTTATTAAAGTTCAAAGTGCAAATGTCGCAGCAGTCGAAGACTTTATGGAAAACGGTCGTTTCATTGACGGGTTTGAAGACGCGAGGTGTTTGCTCTTTCCCTCTGCCAAAATGCGCAACTGGAGCAAGTTCTTCAAGCGCGGTGACGTAGTACGCAACCCTCACAACGAAATGATAGCAGTCTTCGACGGCTGGGTAAACGATGATTACACAGAGTTTAACACCACAATCAACTACTACAAAGACCACACCTTTGGCGAAGAGAAAGTGTGCGACACAAAATGTTTCGTAAAGGCAAATGATGAACAAAAAACATTGTTTATCGCAGCAGCAGAGAAGCATTACAACGGCAAGTACAACCCAAAAACACTGCAAGTCAGACCTGTTAAGGAGGTTTTCAAGCCTAAGTGTTCATTCAAGCCGTTCGACAAGGTGTTAGTGAGATGCAACGAAGATAGCGTATGGCGTTGTGAACTCTTCTCTCACTACAACACATTCAATAAGCAATGCCCTTATGTCTGTTTATCAAGTGTCTACAAGTACTGCATCCCTTACGAGGGCAATCAACATCTGTTAGGCACAACAAACAATCCCAAATAACGCTAACATGGCAAAAGACTTCTCGCTTGCAGATGTCAAGTTCCGCGAGACAGGGCATATCGCTTTCGAAGACGAGTATATCACATCGTATGTGTCAACGGACATCGTGCCAAAGATATACATGAGCGTGAATACTCCTCGTGACGCAACAGGGCTTGTTTCAGGCAAGCCCAAGCGTTACTACCGCACACGATACAGCGCATGGGTAACGGAAAAGACATTTGTCAAGCAATATCAGAAAATAAGAGAAAAATTCTAATTATGATAAATCTTTCTTTAGATAGACACGACTTCCTTTATGCGGTTGAGGGCTTCGCAAGAGGTTCGCACCTCCGACAGCACGTTTGGGGAGAGATTGTGTATAGGTCGATTCCGCAGATGTCAGATGACGATATAGACTTTCTTTGGTTCTATATGCGACGCGACATCTTCGAGCGATACTTCTACGAGCTGAACGGCAAGAAGAACACGCACTTTGGTTACGAGGACTTCATGCACGCGCTCGCTGCCTTGCACAGAGGAAACCGCTATAAGGTGACATATAACAGCGAGATAGAACACAAGCAGCTCCAAGCTCTCTGCTACCGCTTCAATGGCGAATACCATCCGCTTTACCTCTACATTGACGGCAAGGTAGTCGGCAAGACGAAGAAAAGCAGCGGCTTGCAATCGTTCAATGCATTTGTTCCCAACGAGTGGATAAAGGCAGTTGCAAAGCACAAGATGCCCGAAAACAAACACGTCGAACTCGGCAGAGAAGAATGGTGGAACGACTTGGAAATTTACGATAACTTTAAAACGAAACTATTATGATTGACGAAAAGAAAATACAAGAAGCAGCAGCCGGCAGGTTTAATGTAGGAGGCTTGGTGAATACTGTCGAACGAATTGCCTTTAAAGAAGGTGTTAAATGGTTCAAGCACGCCATTTGGCACGAGGCAAGTGTAAAACCCGAAGGTAATGCTGTTATCCTATACCAATGGCTCGATGATAGAGACACTATGGACGTTGGTATAGATGGAGTCTTCTCGGATGTTGAATGGGCAAAGTTCGTTGCGTATAACAGAATCACTAAGTGGTGTTACATAGAGGACTTGCTGCCTAACAAATAAATATCAAGTATATGGAACAGAGATATATAGTAGGCGACTGGGTAAAATATATTGGAGTAAACCCTTCAAGATATGCGTGGGTTGACACAGTAGAAGGGACAGATGTCTCACTCAGATCAGGCAAGGATCTGTATGACGCAAACTGTTTTGAAATAGAGCCTATCCCTTTAACTGTCGAGGTGATAACATGCAACGGATGGAAATGGAGTGACGAACACGAAGAATTTGCCAAGCATGGAGTAGCGATATACCCTGTGGGCAACTACTATCGCACCGATATTTTTAACATGAAAATACGGTATATTCACGAACTCCAACATCTGCTATTCGGTTTGGGCTTGGATAATTATATGAAGATGCCAAAGAATTATATATTGCCGAAAGGAGACGAGAAATGATTAAAGCTAAATACCGCGAGTGTAAAGCTTTTTGCTTTGCTAACAAAAAACATTGGCAGTTTTTTGCACTGCCGGCTATTGGCGCATCACGCCATGATGATAGAGTAACAGTAGGTTTTGTCTGGCTGTTTTTCTCAGTTTATCTACGAATCGCATTAAATACTCAAAAGAATGATTAAACCCGAAGATATAAGAATAGGCGATCTGGTAAAGATTAGCCGCGATTGCATGTTTCCGAAAGGTACGAAATGCGTTGTTACCGATATAAATCCCCTAACAGTCTTTGAAGACAAAAAAGGAACAGCCTGTCTAAGCGCTATCAATGATGACGATGACGGACCATGGTGGATTTGGTGCTGTAAAATTGAAGGAGTCCCCATCACCCCCGAATTTCTCGTAAAGAACGGTTTTAAGGAGGAGCAGCATCAAAAGGATGGCACCTCGGAATGGTATGACTACTATCATTACGACCTCGGCATCAATATCGTGTACGAGGTCGAGGAAAATAAGTTTGCCGCCTACCTCGACGGCAAAAAGTTAAGAGAAATACAATGCGCTCACGAACTCCAACATATCCTTTGGGCGTTGGGCTTGAACGCAGAACTAAAAGTATAAAAGAGATATGAAATTTGGTATTATTGATTTTATGATGGCATCGCTTCAGATAGCCTTCATCGTAATGAAACTCTGCGGAGCAATCAGTTGGTCGTGGTGGTTAGTTATGCTGCCCATTCTCTTGGTTGTAGTGTTTAACGTTATCGTACTCCTTCTTTACGTTTGTGCAGAGAAGTATAAGTCGCATCTACTCTTCAAGCAGTATGGCACCGACAATGGATTGGCTATTCGCTTGAAAAAGATGCAGCAGGAAAGGGAGAATATTAGGAAGCAGAAGACTAAGTAATAATGTCTTAACGAAAATATAGGGTATGAAAAAGATTATGTTCAACGACGGGTACGGTCTCACACAAGCCGTACTTGACGGTCGAAAGACGCAGACAAGGCGTATGCTAAATCCTACAATGTTTTTTCAAAGATTGGAGACCTACGAAGGGTGGTCAAATGAGGACATTAGTGCTTGGAAAAGGTCATGTAATAGACGGCTCGACGAAGCCCAAGGAGATACGCTTCAGCAGATGCTTGATTACGCTTTGTCGTCTTCACGTTACAAAGTCGGCGAGGTGGTAGCTGTGGCGCAAAAATATAAGGATATTGCTTTAGATATGCCAGTAGAACTTGCTGCGGAGTTGATAAAACAACCAGGGTGGAATAACAAGATGTTTGTCAAGGCAGACCTTATGCCGCACCGCGTCCGTATCACTAACATCCGTGTCGAACGTCTACAAGACATAAGCGATGAAGATTGCATAGCGGAAGGTATCTATCCTAAAGCAAATGGGAGGTGGTATTGTTATGATGTCGTAAGACGGATGGGGGTAAGCTACGATCCTTACCCTGACCCACGCGAAGCCTACGCTGCCCTAATAGACAAAATCAGCGGCAAGGGTACATGGGAGAGCAACCCTTATGTATTTGTTTATGATTTTGAACTTGTAAAATAGAGCAATATGGATAGAACAAAGTACATGATAATAGACTGCAAACGCCGTCCACCTACACGTGATTGCACCGTCCTTCTCTGCAAGGACAAGGGGACCGACAAGTTTTGCTTTGTCAATACAAATTCAAAGCACGTTTGCTCATGCCGTTTTGATACGATTAAGATGCGATAAAGGATTTAGAAAGCCGACCAGAGGTCGTTTCGTATCGTATTGTCGGGAGTGAGAAGTCTCCGATAAAACCAACAAAATAAACATTATGAACGAACAAATGAAACAGTACACTGGAACTAAGACAGTGAAGGCTATGCCTATGACAATGGGTGAAGCCTACGAGCGCAAGCTCTTGAAGAACGGTGTAAGACCGTCAGAGTGTGAAACGGATAAGACTGGCTACCTCGTTGAGTATGAAGACGGCTACCAGTCTTGGAGTCCGGCAGATGTATTCGAGAAGGCTTACAAGCCGTCTGAAACGTTTGTCAACAGAATGCTTCTTGAACTCGAAGAGCTTGAAAAACGCATGAATAAATGCGATAACTTTCTTTCTTCGGATGAGTTCAGTGCTTTAGACGCACTTTCTCGTGCTTTGTTGACTGTGCAAAGAGGGGTGATGGGGCAATATTACTTTGTCTTGGCAGACAGATTTATAAAGGCAAATAAGATGAAAGCTAAGCTGTCCAATTTTACATTCGGCACGGCAGTACTTTATCTTAAAGCAGGCATGGCTGTCCGCAGAGCTGGTTGGAATGGCAAAGGTTTATTTGTTGTCAAGCAAGTACCTGCTCGTATTTCAGCCGACATTATCCCTAACATGCAGTCACTTCCTCAGTCTGCCAAAGACATCATTATGGCACGTGCTGAACCACACATCGCTTACACTAATCAGATGCTCATAATTCACCCAGACGGACGTGCCGACTCTTGGGTTCCGTCTTCGAGTGATGTATTTGCAGAGGACTGGGAGTTGGTAACTGAATAATAACTCTCTCCCCAGTGACAGTGGGGAGAGTAAAAAAGAAGAGAAATATGTTAAAAAGAAGTGAATTTAAAAGAGGAGAATTTCTTGTAACAAGTGATGGAAGTATATTTATCCATGATGGCTATAAAAATGGTGACGGATATGGATGTTTGATTGGTCTGGATTCCAATGGCGAATTGCGAAAGCAAAGTGATTGGGGAAACTTTATGCGCTACCCAATAGACCATATAGCATCAGATAAAGAAATAGACCGCCTTATGCGAAAAATAATGTACGCAGAGCATATTACAAATTACTAATTATCATCCTCTAATTTGGACAAGTACGAACATCTTATAACAGACATAGACTTGAACATGCAAAGATGTGCGCAAGCTATAAAAGAACTGGAGGGCTAATATGACAAAATATAAAGTTATTAGATATTGGGACACGTATCCCGATGGAGTTGTTGCAATTTGTAATACAGAGGAAGAGGCAGAGAAGATATGTAATAAATATCGTAGAAGCCGCAAACCTATGTACGATTATTTAATCAGAAAGGAGGGTGAATAATGACCAGAGAAGAGTTGATAAATAATTATGGAGATGAAATATGCGAGTTATGCTGCCGAGAGTATTTTGTTAACAGAGCATTTCCCGAGACGCTTTGTGAAGGTCGTTATTGCGAGGATGTAGAAGATATTTTCGCAGATGAACATAATATAGAACTGGAGAATTAATATGACAGAAAAAGATTTTGAAAAACAGATGCGTGCTCTCAATAAAAAAGAAATAGAGATTGCACGTCAGAAGTATGAACTAAAAAAGCAATACCTTGAAGAGTATCCGATACAAATTAACGACAAGGTAGATTGTAACGAAAAAGCCTGTTGGGTTAGCAATATTCGTTTCACTACCTTATAGTAAGGTATTTCTTGGTTAGCTACCCCAAGAAGAATGGCGAACACTCGCAAATTGAGCACGCTGTTTATAGAGAATTAACAAAAGTATAATAATACAATTAAACTATAAATAATTATGACAAGAGAAGAAGCAAAAATATTGCTGCCTATAATACAGGCATTTGCAGAAGGTAAAACAATACAAATACGAAAACATGGAGAAGAGAGCTACTACGATTCAACAAATAGTAAGCTAAATTTTGATTTAGGTTATTACAGCTACCGCGTCAAGCCTGAACCCAAGTACCGCCCATTCAAGGATGCAGACGAGTGTTGGCAGGAGATGCTGAAACACCAGCCGTTTGGGTGGGTAAAGACAATAGCCAACATCCCAGAACTACACAATATATCAGCCATTTTCCCATCTGCTGAATTTCCTGTCCTATTGGGTATTGATTTAGAGGAAGGTGATGCGAGAGAGTATTCACTTAAATTGTCTGAAATGTACGATTTATACACATTCGCCGACGGCGCGCCGTTCGGAGTAAAGGAGGGAATATGGGAAAATTAGACGGTATTATATTACTTGTGTTTGGGTGCATCATAGCATTTCTCACAATAGATTTTATCATTGGTGCTCATTTTGGCATACAATATGGCTTTTTGTCAATGGCAGCAGAACTTATAATCTGCGGACTGTTGATAATCAAATTCGCAGATAAAACAGAAGATAAATTATGAACAGAGAAATTAAATTCAGAGGCAAACGCCTCGACAATGGCGCATGGATGTATGGTGACTTACTCCACTTCGTAGACGGAGTGTACATAAGCAACGATAACGGAAACAATATGGCGCAGGTATACCCCGGTACGGTCGGGCAATACACAGGACTGAAAGATAAGAACGGCAAGGAAATTTATGAGGACGATATTCTTGCGCATAACGGCAAGAATATTGGTTTTGTAGCGAATGATATGCGCTGTTATTGTTTTGATTTAGTGTGCACCAACACAGCAAACACATGTACAGTGTCGTTGCACGATACTGTTGTCAACGATCATGAAGGCGATGTAGAAATTATCGGCAATATTAACGACCCAGTGGAGCTTTGAACATAAAAAATAAATAAAACAATGAGAAAAATTAAATTTCGTGGCAGATGCGAGAAAGAAAGCCGCTATGCTGGAGAATGGGTGGAAGGTAGTTTGGTGCAATGTGAGGATGGAGCTACATTAATAGTTGTGGCACATTCAGACAATTGTACATCCACATATCACGTTGATCCAGAGACCGTATGTCAGTTCACTGGCTATGTAGACAAAAACGGCAAGGAGATATATGAGGGTGATGTTCTGAATATTGGTCCAGCTTTTTGTGCCGTAGTTTGGGTAGAGAGTTTAGGCGGATTTTTCTTGCAGGAAGATTGCGCCAAACTACCAGGTGTCAAACCTTTAGGCGAGATGCTGCGTCGTTACGACCATGAGGTTATTGGCAATATTCACGACGACCAGAAAGGAGGCTAATATGCAAGACGTAAAGATAACATTTAGAGTCCGGGTGTATGACGATGAGAGTCGCGTCATAATTACAGAGCCGGCAATCACGGAACCTATAAGTTTTAGCGTTTTCGCAGGTATCATCAGAAAACTCGCGGACTTTCAGGAAGAATGGAACGAAGAACACAAACCCGAAAACAGAGAACAATGACACAAGAAGAGGAGAATCGGCACATAAAGAAACTGAAAGACGCTGGGTTTGACTGCGGCAGCAGCAGGTCAATGCTCGAAACTATACAGCTCTTGAAACTCTCAAAAGGAGAAAAACGGAAAATTTAATAAAACAAGGCAATAATGAAACAGGCAGATTATATCAGACTGATGGCACAGATTGCCGTGCTGAAAGAAATTGCCGTTGATTACAGCGGCAAGACGATAGATAACATCATACAGCAGCTTGAAGCAATTAAGAAGGAGGTGGAGAATGATTAGAGTAGACGCATACCGCTGTTCGCACTGCGGAAAGCTGTTTCTTACGGAAAGACGTTGCGTAAAACATGAGGAAAAGTATTGTAACAAATCGCCTTGCAATATCGCTGCTTGCTATTCGTGCAAGTGGTACAAAGAAACGGAGCAAACTACGACTATTACAAGGACGGGAGTCAATCCGCTGACAGGGTACGAATACGAATACGAAAAAGAGGTCCGCATAAATTTATGCTTAAAGCATCACAACGCTAAAATGTTCAACTCGTTTCATGCGTCAGAAGAACTTATTGATGATGCTGAGAACGGCGGCTTATGTATCATGCCGACAATGGAAGAAGGCTGTTTGGACTATAAAAAGAAGAAAAATGAAGATTAGAAAAACAAAGAAGCGTTACAAAACCATGTTTCGGACGCAGTATTGCTGCACTAAAGTAAAGTTTAAAAAGATAAGTACATCAATCGAAACATGGCCACTCCCATACGGCGTATTTGTTACGTACGAGGTGCGTACGTGGTATCGTAAAAGAGAACTAACAACTCGATACGTGCGCATAAGAATTGCGCAGTTAAAAGTAAAACATCACTCAAAATCAAATAACAATTAACAATGAAAATACTCAAAGAAATCAAAGTTCCTACAGGTGAAATCTACACCGCAAAAGGAGACAAAGGCACGTTGGAGTTTCTGACAGTAGCCGACTACGGAAAAGATGCAAACATCAAAGCCGACTTTCTCGGCATAACAAGAGAACTGAATGGTGTGCCGAACGGAACGCCGATGCCCCTAACCGAAAAATGGGTGATAACAATCTCTACCCAGTACGGCTGCTCAATGAACTGCAAGTTCTGTGACGTGCCGAAAGTCGGACCTGGACGCAACGTGACACTGAACGACCTGCGCAACGAGATAACAACGGCGTTAAGTATGCACCCAGAGATTAACCATACCAAGCGTCTTAACGTACACTATGCACGCATGGGCGAGCCGACATGGAACGAGGCTGTAATCGAGCACGCACGTTTCTTCTTGCGTGAGGATATTGTTCCTTACATCGGAAATTCGCTTGTGCATCCTGTAGTAAGCACGATGCTTCCGAAGCGTAATCGAGGCTTAAACGACTTTATTCGTGAATGGGTTAGGGTAAAGAATATCGACTACAACGGAAACGCAGGCTTGCAGTTCTCCATAAACTCTACCGACGACGCACAGCGAGAATACCTGTTCTCGGGCAATGCTCTACCATTGAAAGATATTGCAGAACTTGCCGACACACTCGAAACTCCGCGCGGTCGCAAGTACGCTCTTAACTTCGCTCTTGCCGACGACTCTATCATTGACGGCAAGGTGCTTGCTTCGATGTTTGACCCACGCAAGTTCATGTGCAAGATTACACCACTTCACAGAACAAACAGCTGCGAAGCCAACCATATTCAGACAAGTGGCGGCTACGACTCTTTCGTACCGTACAAGAAAGTGGAAGAAGATTTGAAAGCAAACGGATTTGATGTAATCGTGTTCGTTCCGTCGTATGACGAGGACAACGGATTGATTACTTGCGACAATGCAATCCTGTCCGGCAAGAAGCCGACATCAAGCTACAAGGAAGTGATATTTTAATCTGATAAACAAAAATGAGCAAAAAGAAAATATACATATCATCACCGATTACAGGCTACAATCTCAACGAGCGACACAAGTTTTTCGCACGGATCGAGAAGGAGTTGACAATTCTCGGCTACAAGGCAGTCAATCCCATGAGCAAGCCTTTGTCTGACTCTGCACCGTACACGGAACACATGAAAGAGGACTTACGCCTGCTCCTCGGCTGCGATGGTATTGTTGTTCCGAACCGATGGCGGTGCTCAAAAGGCTGTGAAACGGAACGCCGTGTGGCGGACGCTTGCGGAATACCCGTCGTAGGCGTGATAGGCGAAGCACACGATTTGCAAATCTTAAACGCAATATAAGTATGAGTGCAAGTCAGTTAATAAGCCACACTCCGAGAATGGCGTATATTATCGCGCCAAGCGTAAAGCAGAAAGAGGAATTGCTAAGGAGCATTGACCGCTATTGTTCGCTGTATTACATCACAATGGGTTCAGCTTACAATATTGCCCAAACAGCGATGATAGATGCTTACAACGCAATTAAAGAGGACAAGAAGCTATACCGTCAGCAGACAAAGCAAAGCATCAACAAGGCTCTTGCTGCTTACAACACATGGGATGCGAAGATGCGCTTTGTCCTCGCCGACCGCTATCAGCTTTGGCTTGACCTATCCGATGCGTCGGAAGCGGAACTGAAGCCGCTCGTCACAACACTCTATTACTGCATAGACAACTACTTCTTGAAGAACAAGGTACCGAAAAGCAAGATAATCGCCCGTATGGAGACGGCAATGGTGCTGATAGATATTGCTGTAAACCTGTTCAGAAACCTGTTTGACAATATTCAGAAGAAGATAGGAATGGACTTGCGCCAGGCGTTCAACGAAGGCAACGCACTGGAGCTGCAACGCAACTGGAACAACGCCATGCAGTCCGTCATAAACGCAATACCAGGGATGCCCTACATTGACATCAACGACGATGCGGACAGCGTTCAGGCGGCGAAGAATATCGTAACTAAAATCTCGAACGAGAGTATCTACGACCGCGCAGGAGAGTATGCGTTACAGGTGAACCCCGAATATAAACCAGAGGATTACGGAGAATAGGTTAATACCAACCGCGCACGGGCAGCAGGAGTAAAATCTTGCTGTCCGTGCGCGGTTTTTGTCATTTGTCTTGCAGCGTAAATGCTCGACCGTACAGCAGCATCGTCAGAAAGATTAGTGTATAGTCCGCAATCCGTGTCGTTTCTGAAATGCACAGCGTGCCGTGCCCAAGCCTTATCAGAATAACTCCTGCAAGATACAGGAACGGTATTCGCCACACCCAGCTGAATTTGAAAAGAAAGCTTGCCGGCAGCAAAACGGAGGGCAGCACGATATACGCCAGTATATATAATGACACAACCAAAACGGCGTTCTCGTTCAGATCTAAACCCATTGACGCTGCGTTATGGTGAAACCAATACACGCCGAACCAGTGTAAAACCATAAGGAGTATAGGTATCGCTCTTATGCCGATTCTGTAAAACCAAAACAGCTTTTCGGCAAGCGTATTTGTCTGTATTGTTTTCATACCGCTAAATTTATGTTAGTTTTTTGAATATCCGTTCGCACAGCTCTCCCATGATGTAGCAAGCCTGCTCACCGCTCATATCAATATCGTACGCCTCGCAGATGTGCGCCGTAACGTGCAGCAGTTCGTGACCGATTGTGTTAACCATCTCGCTTTCTTCTTCTGAGTGTCCGATAGTAACCACGCTCACCTTGTCCTTGACGTTGGAGTAGGTGAGTCCTCTGCTTTCGCCACCGCTTATGAAGTGACGGTAGGCTTTGCTTGTCGCTTCGCTGCCACACCCAATAGTCATAAGCTCGCTACAGAGATGCACCGCGTCGCCACTGCCATATCCGATGAAGCAACGCACGTCCCAGTCGTACTTGTCGAGCCTTATGTCACGCCTAATCATAACAAGTCCTCCCAAGGTATAGGCATACCGTTGTGGCAGCAGTCGGCATAGAAGCGGTTGAAGATGAAGCCGTCTTTCTGGTCTGTGTCATCAACCACATCTTTCACATAATGCGCCATTTGCTGCTCGTCCTTTATCGACTTGCCCCAAAAGTCTGCCCTGCACATATTGGCTACATATACATGGTCGTAGCCGACGAGGTTTTCAAGCTGCAAGCCGTTCGTTTGCAACATCTCCTCGACCTTCTCTTTCGGTAGCATCTCCAAACGTTCTTCTTTGCCAGTAGCAGGGCTAATCGTTCGCATTTGCTTGACAGCCCACTCACACATCTTCTTGTTGAAGTGATAGCCGTTGTATCTTAAATATGCTATCATTCCTTCGGGTTTCAAGTCGTACATATCCAAAGGCATCTTACATTTTCCCATAATATTTAGGTTTTAAAAGACTGGCAGGGAAGCGAACCTCCCCACCAGTCGGGTTAATTACTTAGTAGCGTCTGCGACCTCGATAACCACCGCGTCGTTCTCCGTAGCGACCGTCATCGTCATCATCGTACATATCGCGCTCACGGCGTTCGTTCTCGTATCGCCAATCATCGCGGTAGTCGGGCATAGGTGAACGCTCGCCGTATCGACCTTCGCCACGCTGCAAGCTGTCAAGACACGCCATTGCCTTGCCGCCATAGCGCAAGCATTTCTCCACGTTCTCGACAAGCTCACCCATCTTGTTCTCTGTGATTTCTATCATGTACATAGCTCTTGCATTTTAGTTATTGCTGTTTGACTTTTTCAGTGCCTTTTGCAACATGCTTTCTATGTTTGACAAAGTACCCTCCATGCCGCAGACTTTGGTTTCGAGCTGAGATATTTTCTGCTCCTGCTCCTTGTCCTTGGCTATCTGAGGATTGAGAACACACATTATCTTCTCGCAGTTGCACACCACCTTTTCGTGATAGTCCTTGCTCGCAAGCACCTCCTGCGAGTGTCGTAACATCGCTTCCACTTCGGCAATCATCGCTTCACGACTTTCGCTTACTACCACATCGCCCGAGTTGGCAATCTGTCCGTTTGAGGGCAGTTGCTTAAACTCAGCTTCGCCGTCGGGCAGCTTTACTTTCACATCTACAACCGTTTCCATAGGCTGCGCTGTAAACTGCCCTGGTTGATAGGTAGGGAACTTCGGCTGCGGATTACTTACGCTTACCACCTGTCCTATTTTCAATGTCGGCTCTTCGCCTTTTTCAAGCACATAGAATATGCTGTTTGTTCTTAGTCCACTGAACATACAATTCGCAATTTAGTTGTTAAACAATACCCGTCATTAGCTGAAGGGTGTTAGTATCTCTCTCGAACCAGAGCTGGTATACACCGGTTCCGGCTACATCAGCAACCGTAAGAGCCGCACCTCCAAACTTGGTGACAGCCTGTGTTGCGCCGTTGGTCTCAAAGAGTATCGGCAGCGTGGTCGTTGTGCCCGTCGGTATCGCCTGTCGCAGATTTACGAATACCGTACCTCTGTAGTTGGCGTTCAAGAAGGCATGGTTTCTGAATGAGAATACCACACCGTTTGCGCCCACCGACACACCGGTAGAACCGATAGCTGCCGACCCTCTTCTGTTGACCCATGAATAAGGATTACCCCAAATCATAGTCGTTCCTCCAGTTAGATGGTTAGCCCCAAAAGCCGTTAGCTCCGTTGACTCCGTAAAGTCCGTATTGTGCTGCTACGCAGTTTGGGACAGCAACGAACGGCTGGTAAGGTACAGTCGCCGTCTCGGGCATCTTACACTTGATACCTGCAACCTCCTGCTGCAAACCTGCCAACACCGCATTGATAGGAGCGACCGCCTGACCTACAATCTGACTTGTCATAGCCGACGACTTGAACGTTGAGTTCTCCTCGCGCAGAGCGTCAATCTTGTTCTGCATTTCACGCATTTCGGCTTGCTTCTGACCGTTGACGATAGTCTGCGTGCTGTCCTTGATGGCGTTATGCAAGTCGCAGGTCTGTCTCTGTGTCTCAAAGGCAAGACTTGAGAAACCGCGTTCCTGATTTGTCGCAACGCCGTTGATGGCGTTCTGCAAGGTGTTGGTCTGCTGGCATGTGGCAAGTCTGTTCTCGCAGCAACAAGAAGCGAGCTGCTGTGCAATCTGCATGTTGCCTTGCTGGAGAGCGTTGATAACTTGCATACCGCTCATGCCGACCTGATTGCCCACACCCTGAACCTGCGAGGTAAGAGCCGAGATAGCCGCCTGTATCTGACCTTCGGTGCAGTTAAGCTGTGTAGCAAGGTTGCTTAGAGCGTTTCTGTTTCCACCGATGGCATCCATGAGGAGCGAGCGACCGTAGTCGTTGTTGATTTCATTAGCAATACCGCCTGCGCGACCATTGCCGAAACCACCCCAACCATTACCGCCCCAACCCATGAGGAAGAAAAGGAAAATTACCCACATGAAGCCGTCGCCCCAACCATTGCCGTTCTTGTTCATGGCAAGGAGGAGATTAGGGTCAAGACCTCTCTGCTGAAGCAGAGGAGCGAGCAAACTCATCATGCCGCCCTGTCCGCCACCTTCATTGCCGAATACATAAGTTTTTGACTCAGACATAATACAATCTTTTTTAAAAATTTTACCTTAGTTGACTAAACACTATTTCGTAACGTTACACCGCAAAGTTAGCGAGTTACGACGGATAATGTCATAACACGCTCAAAGATTTTGTATTGCGTTGATAATCAGATGTATAAGGTGATAGTCGGTACTATCACGCTGTAAAATATTCTTTCCAGTGTTTGAAGAATTGGAAAGAATTGAAAACAAAAAAAGAGAAGCCTCTTTACTTGCTTCTCTTCTGTTTTATAAAGTGGAGAATATCCCACTTCTTCCAGTATCGTGTGTGTCCGCGCTTCTTACACTCGCCGTTCGGTATTTCTCCTCGCTTCACCATTCTGTTGAGTGTCGCGTCGCTAACGCAAAGTCTGTCCTTCACTTCCTCTGCGCTCATCATCGGGTTAAGCATATTAGGAAGTATGTCCTGGCAGAGTGTTTCTATATCATCGTCGCTCATACCGCAAGCCGTCACTTTCTCGCCGTTGCGCTGCTGCTCGTCTGCCTTAAAGCACGAATTGGCAAGCGATTGTAACAACGTACCGAGCATCTTGTAGCCGAAAATCTTTCTCATAGCATTTCTGTTTAACTGAACATTCTTTTGCCGAGCTTTGATTTACAGCAAAACCAGTCGGCAGCTCCATAGACATACAGCAACAACGTGAACGCCATGATTGCAAAGTGCGCCATCACCATCTCGTTTGTTGTGTACCAACTCCAGTAGACAAGGTGTATGGAGTTGACACCGAAGAAGTAGAAGAACGGTATGCGATACTTCCAGCACAGCCAGAAGAAGCGCGACGCAAGAATAAGAACCATCGGCAGTATATAGACCATGATGTATATAAATGTGTAGCACGCCCAATTTGCTCTGTGTACGGCAAACATCTCCTTTGGATTGCGGCTAAAGTCAAACACGCCGTACATGTGCGCCGTCATTATGAGTATTGGAACCCACTTGCTGAACCAGCGGAAAAACCGCAATATTCTGCGTGAATACTGATTGCCGGACTCTGCCAGCAAAGACATAATCTCCGATATGTCCTTACCCTTCACAAGAGCAAGAAACATCCTTTTATCATCCTCGTTCATAGTGATTTTTTGGTTTGACGTAAAATGTCTGTTAGTTCTATTCGATGCAAGTTAGTCATTTTTTCCCAAAGTTGTATGCACTGTTATTTATATTTATATTTATTTAAACACTGTAAAAAACGCAAGTCTTTAGCTCATGGGTAGTTTACTTGAACTCCTTGCCTATCCATCACGGACAGGCAAGGCTCCTGAAAACAAATCACCTTAAACTAAAAAACTAATAACTAACCAATCTACATATTATCTCTTTCTGTGTATCAGCCATAACAGCAGTGAGATTAAACATAGTGCCACCGCTTCGACCGCTATCTTGCCTGCGAACATCTGCGTCCGCTCCCACCATGTCGCCTTATGCTCAACCGGCACCGGCACTGGTATCGAGTCCGCTCGCAGAATAGACTTGTATATCGTGTCCGTCTTCACGCTCACTCTGTCACGCCATTTGTACACGTTCTTTGTCTTGTATATTGTATCACCTATCATGTAGCTCTCGACATAGATGGAGTCATGTACGCGGAATGTATCTGCTTTGTAGTTGGTCTTATACAACGTGTCCGTCTTGTTGATTACCCGTTCAAGCACAACAGGCTTCGGAGTCGCGCAGCTCGTCATAACAAGCAGGAGCAAGTGCAGCATAGAGCCAACGATGATAGTGAAGCCGTAGCGGCAAATATCATCCCATTCGATACTCGGTAGTTTGTAACGCCTCCATTGATACACCTCACGCAGCACCATTACGGGCAGTGCGAGCGCTCCCACGAATATAGATGCGATAAACCATCCGATAGCACCTTGTCGGTTTCGCTTATTCTCGTCGTAGTCTTCATCGACCACATCGTGCTTATCTGCCTTGTAGAAAAAAAAGAGCGTTATCGCTCCCAATACGATGCAGTTCAGCAGCATCAGAATTTCTCTTATATCCATACACTTTTACTTTACACTTTTACTTTTGACATTATTATTAATCAGTTTCTTCTCTTCCGTAGTCTCTCGGTGGCTTTCGCTTCATACATCCGTTCACGGTACACTCGTTCCATTGCAGCTCGTGCATTTTCATTAGGAGCGTGTTCTTCTCGTCTTTGAGCTGACGGATGGTTGTTCGCTGCTTGCCAATGTCGTCGTAGAGTGAGTCAATTTTTTTGTTTAGTCGGTCGCGCTCCTCCATGTGCTCCTCGTGCTCATGGTCGTAAAGGTTGTGCCATTCTTGAGCATAAGCCATTGCGTTCGCGTCTTCGTCTTTCTGCGCAGATGCAGCTTCCTTTCGTTTCCGAGAGTTGTAGTAGAGGAGTTGTCCGACGATGCCGCTGCTTACAAGCAACGTTATAATCTGCAATACTGTATCCATTTCGCCTCCTTTACTCTATTGTTATCCAAATCCGTTCTCCTCTCTCATCCGCAGCTTTCAGAATAGGGTAGAGCTTACGGAACGTTGCCGTTGAGTTGAGCACCCGTCCGATAGCCTTGTTTTCGCCTACCAAGATACAGCCATCCGTGTCCTTTGCCGTGTTGCCGATGTGTATCAGCACGCCCTGGTAGCCAGGCGTATTGCATAGCCTTGGTAGTCTACCCTTGCAGAACTGGTACTGCGCCCGACCTCCGAAGCGAGGCGATACGGTCTTCATGTCTACGAGGTATCTACCCGTCGGAATGGCGGTTTCGCCTTTGATTTTAACTCCGCATATCTGCGCAACTGACATATTAGATGTCAGTCCTCTGTCCTTGTCTTCGAGCGTGTCGCATACGTATGCGCCGTTGACGTACATCTTACCGATGGTGTACGCCTCCTTTCTTGCTATTCGTTTTACCTTGATTTCCATACTGTTTTAGATTAAATAAATAATGTTGTTACGATGTTAAGTATCGCGCAGCACTCGGCGATAAATAGCCAGTAGCGACGCGTCCAGATGCAGAGCACGCCTGCGAGCGCGGCAAATAGAACGGTAGGCAGGGCGTTGATGCTACACGCCCATGCCACGCTTGCTATTGCCGACGTGATAGCTCCGCACTTGTGTATTGTGCGCTGACTCTCGTCGAGGTACGCAGGAGCTGCGCCTACAAAGATGATGCCCACACAGGTAAGGAATGCCATGCACTCCAAGCCGCCCTTTGAGAGCATGAGCGGCAGGAACGATGCGCCGAGCGTCGTCATGAGCGCAGGGAATAGCCAGTCTCTATCTGCGAGATAGTATACCTCCGAGAGCATCGTAGGCACTCGTCTTGCCACGCAGCAGCTGAAAACGTACAGCGCAAGAGCGATGAGTATAATAATAGCTAATGTCATCATGTTACACCTCCATTCTAAGTTGCGCAGGATAGCCTGCTGTGATGTCATACTTCTCTACCTCCTCGATGGTCGTCAGCTCGCTAACTGCCTTCTTGTGTGCTGCCGTCACGTTGAAACACTCCAGGGCGTACATCTCAAGCGCCGAAAGCAGCTGTATTGCCGTGTCGCAGGGTACTTCCATCTTGCTTTCGCCGAGCCACAGCGTTGTTGTCTGCTGCCCCATAGCCTTCGTGATGCTCGTAGAGTTCATCAAGCCTACACGCGTAGCCTTGTCGAGCCACACTGTCTCGCCGTTCAGAATGAATCCGTTTACGGCAGAGGAGGTGTCGTAAGCCTCTATCTTCTTCAAGACCTCGCGCTTCGCTCTGGCAAGCCCCCTGTTTGTCAGAGCTGTCTTCCATGCAGCATAAGCCTCGTTGACTGCTGCCTCAGAATACTCGCCAACAGGCATTGAGCACTCGACGCACTCGTATGCACCCAACTCCTCGTTGAGCACGCCGTCAAGATGCACGATACATACTCCTTCTCTCTCTTCTTTCCCCCTGTACTGACCTTTAGACACAAACGTTTTTACAAAATTTATTTTTCTCATTGTTTCTTCTTTTTTTTAATTTGTTCATAATTCTTTTATAACAACCACTCGCACACACGCCTCACGCCATGCGCTCGGCATCAACGCTTGCGTCTTCCTCGCTTGAAAGAGGAAGAGATAAAGAGGGAGAGGGGCAAGCGAAGAAGGGAAACGACTTAAACCCAGAAACCTTGGGGGAGGAAAACGGCTTCGTACTGAAGTACACGCTGGTCGACATTTGGTTCTGCGTAGCGGTCCACTTGTTTTCTTCATAATTATTGACGCTCACACCGAGCTCGGGAAACTTGAGATTAACGGCATCAACGACATAATCAATGTTTGCCCATGCCAGTTCCCATTGCTCGAGTGTCGGGCTATAACCCTGCCATGCCTCGCCGGCACAGTCAACGGTCTTTGAGTAGCAGTAGTCGCAGAACGGTGTTTCGATGCTCCGCTCGTCGCCTTCGGCAATAATTGTTATTGTCGCGACAAGGCCGTTATAGGCAAACTTGTAATACTGTGGGTCGCTGTTGTTTGCACCGTCCTGTGGTATATTTTTAAACTGGACGTTTCGTATTGCCCACTGCTTCTTTGGAATTTGTGAGAAGTTGGCAAGCAGGTCGATGCTGATATAGATGTCGCCGCCGTAGCGCTGTGTGTCGAGGGTCTTTATACACACGAAAACAAGATGAGTCTTGTCTTTTCCGCTCGCCTCCCATGCGTCCCACGTCCATTTTTTGCCCTCGTCGTCTACAAGCCACACGCCGCTCTCGTAATGGTGATAGGCATAGTTGAAGCGATAAGAATCGGCTATGGCTTTGCGTGTTCTGCTGTAGTTGTCATACTGCTCATACATGCCGTCCACCTTATCCACGGCAACGGTATAAGATGTGCCTATCTTCACGTCAAAACTCGCCACGCCCTGCGCGTCCGTGATATAGTCTGTTTTCTTGCCGCCTATTGTCACATGTACAGGCGCTCCCTCCCAAGGCTGCAAAACGTCATCTTCGTTGGCTTTCTGCATCCTCACCGTGACATGCTCAAACTTTATCGTCTCTTCAGTATACACAGCGTCAATGATACGGTTGCCTACAGCTGCAACATGCTGTACGGGGTTCAGTATCGCGCATCCCTTTATGTAGGGAAACACAACTTTGTAGGTAGAACCTTTCGTTACCGTAAACACGGCTTGCCCGTTGCCGTCGGTCGTATATTGCTGCGGATCTGCTCCGTTGTTGATATAGACGTTCAGAATGATGCCTTCAACGCTGACAGACGCTAAGGTTGTGGTCACGTTCACCGTCACATGCTCGTCCGCGTCGGTCAGGTTCACGCTTTTCGCCGTTCCCTGTCGGTTGGTGACGGTCAGCACGTTGCCGTTAAGCTCGGCGTTCACTCTCTCCGCTTCCGTCGCTTTGCTTTCCGCGTTGTTGCCAGCTTCTGTTGCCATAGCTGCTGCGTCAGTGGCGGCTTTTGCGGCAGAAGACGTACTGGATATTACTTCGGACACGCGTTCCTCGCGCTCGGCATCAGCTTTTTCTCGCTCCACCTCTGCGTTCTGACGAGTTGCTTCCGCAGCCTCTCTTGCTGTTTCTTGGCGTACACGCTCGGTTTCAGCCTTCAGTCGCGTGTTTTCATTCTGCTTGCGTGTAGCCTCGGCTGTTGCACGCTGTATTTCGGCTTCCGCACGCTTGCCTTCCTCTGCGTTCGCCTTGTCAGTTGCCGTGTTTGCAGCACTTGCTGCGCTGTTCGCCTTGCTGACAGCGGCATCAATGTTTGCTGAAAGCTCAGTAAAAGTAGTTGCTCTCTGCTTTTCCGCTGCTACACGGGCGGATTCGTTCGCTGTGCGTGTCTTTTCAGCTTCGATACGCACGCTCTCGGCATTGGCACGCTGTGCCTCTGCTGTCTTTCGAGCATCCTCGTTGCTCACGCGTTCAGCCTCTGCTGCGTGGCGAATAACCTCACTCTCGCTGCGCTTGCTTTCTGCTGACACGCGAGCGACTTCTGCTGATGCACGCTGCTGCTCCGCAGAAACACGCTTACTCTCGTTAGCCTTGAGCGTTGCGTCCGTCTGCTTTGCCGTTTCAATAGCTGTGTTCGCGTCGTTGATGAGCTGCGTTAATTCTGCCGTCGGAGGCAGGATAACAAGCGCCGTGTTCATCTCCACCGAGTCCTCGCCCTCGATAAGCTCGCCGTTGAACGCCGTGTCGCCCGAAGCGTTGTTGTCTACGATGGCAAACTGCTCGTACTCCTTGCTGCGCCAGTCATTGCCGAAAATCTTGCCGCGAATTTCGAGGGCGTATGTGCCCACTGATACACCGTCGCCCTCGACACGCGCATTGATGATATTGTCCTCCGCTGTGTCTATAGTGTAGCTCAGAGCCACACGCCGATACTGGTTCACGATGTTCACAACGATGTCGGTACAGGCAGGCAGCGGAAAAGCCACCTGCTCGCCGTTCACTATCTTGCACACTGGTATGCGCAAAGTAAAGTCGTTACCTCTAACTATTTTCTTCATATCTTACTTCTTTTTAATTATCCAAAAACGTAGCCATCCCATACTATTTTAAAGCTGTTCTGATGTAATGATGTAGAGTTGGCGACGGTCGGCACAAGGGTACACTTTAATATTGCACTTTGTTCCGCGTTTACCTCGTTCGCAGGGGTGCTGCCGACCAAGCTGGTGCTGCCTTTTTTGTTTATGGTGCCGCCACCAATCAGCCTAATAGAGGTGTTTGACTTGTTTATTACTATAAAAGTTTGGTCTAAATATGGTGCGACCTGCCACGCGGGTTTGCTATTTGAAGACGTATCCGTGCTATAATTATTATACGGCAGAATAATCACAGGGTAACTATCACCATATACCGCTTTAAAATTACCCTCAAACCTAACAAAGGAACCTGCGGTGGCGAAATCGAATACTACGTAACCAAGTTGAGCGGAGGGGATAGTGTACTGCCCGATATTATCAGGTGTAATGACCGTCAAGTTCTTTTTGACAAACCCCCCAAACAGACCAGCGCCAACCTCAAGCACGCCATTCTCGTTCACGCTCGCCGTCACTTCGCCGCTGTTGTTCTTGACCACGAACTTGTTAGCCGTCGCCGTGATAGTATCGTCTTCGAGGTCGATACCGGCTCTTTTCAGTCCCGACTCCAGTTTGCCAGCTTCCGTCTTGTCATAAGGCGAAAGGCTCCAGCCTCCGTATTCCGTGCCCTCCATTATCATCGGACGGCACACGTCGATAGCACCATTTCTTCGCACGGCAAGCTCAAGCAACAGCTTCGTGCAGCCATCGGGCACAGTAAACGTCGTAGTAATGAGCTTCCAGCCGCCTATACTTGTAGTGAGATTGGCCGACTTGACAACAGCACCTTCTGTACCGCCGTCAAAGCGCTTGATGGAGTAGTAAGCACCTTTATCAAACAGACTGACAATCTTCGCCCACACGCTAAATACGTACGTCTTGCCAGCCGACACACGCACATCCTTGAAGTACAAACCAGTGTAGGTGTTTGCCGTAGCGCCCGACGCACTGAATGTTGCGTAGTTAGAACCGCCGACGCCGCCACCGCTTGTTATCTCTACCTTTTGTGAGTGAGCCGCCACTATCTTTGTGATGTCATCCCACGGACGCAGCGCAGAGCCGACAATGCAGTTCTTCAGATTTGTGGTCGTTTCAACCTGTAGAGAGATTTTGTCCGTTGTCTGCTCTATCTTCGATACCTTATTCTCAGTATTCGTCTGCTTCTGTGCAAGCGAAGTGATACTCTCTGCGTTCTGCGTAAGCGTTGTGTTTATCTTGCCTATCTGTCCGTCCACTTCCTGCTTGTTCGCCGCTACCGTGTAAGTCAGTCCGTCAACGTTAAGCACAAGCTCCGCAAGCGTCATCTCCTTTGTCGTGTTGCCGTCCTTCACTTTGAGCTTGAACATTGACGCAAGCGCATAAATCTCGTCGCGTGACACTACGAATATCTCCTTGCCGTCGAGCGTATAGTTGTTCACGCCCTTGTACAGCTTGATTGACGGCGAGTCGGAGCCGTAAGCAGAGAGATACAGCACTGACTGGCGGGCCACATCGGTTGTATTGCCCATCTGAACAAGCTCGTCGCCCACTTCGGGCTGCGAGTCGCCGTAGTTACCTCCCGACAAGGCGAGGATGTCGATGTAGTCCGTGCCGACCGCCGTCACTCTGCGCCAGTAGTATTTGTTTTTTGCGTTCGCCGTCGTGCCCTCCTTGATGTTGAATGTCTGACAGCGCACGAGGTCGTTGACGACAAACGGGTTCGTTATCTCCTCGTCGCCTCGCTTAGTCAGGAACGAACAGCGGTAAACGTCATATCGCAATGGCGCAGTGCCATATTCGGGCAGCAGCGTGCCCTTTTTCAAGAAGTCAACCTTGCTAATCTTCATCGACGCAGGCGACAGGACTATCTCGCCGCCCACACTTTGCAGCTCTCTAATTACGAGCTTCACGAACTCCGCAGCCTTGCGCACAAGGAGGCGGTCTACCTCCAGGTAGCTATCACCACCTCCGTTGTAATCGCCAAGTTTAAAGCCAGAGCCGAGCGCACCCGAACGGAACGCCGCCGACACAACCTCTTTAAGGGTAGCGATACCGTCGGAGGAGATGCCGAGGACATTGCTGTCAGACTGCTCGCCAAAAGCAATACCTTCCCAAAAGCGGATAAGTTTCTGCGCGACATCCTGTTTTGTCTTTGAGAGAAAAAACTTCGAGCCTTCACTCGCGATATATTCCTTAACCTGTGCAGGCGTAGTGCCGCCACCGCTACCTCTGCCGAGCGCGGTTATCTGTTCCTGCATCTTTTGCAGCGTGCCTGCCTCCTTGTCTTCACGCAGACTTACCTCGTATGACGGTATCTTTCCGTTTTCCTCTTTGATTGTCAGCCTGTCGATGATTATTTCCGCGTCAAGTCCGAGGTCTTCATCCTCGAACGGCATAATGTCGCCCTCCTTGATTGTGTCATGTATGCTCTTTACTGCCCCCGAGGTGTCGGCCATTGCCTCGTCATGCTGACGGGCCATAAAGATGTCATAAATCTTCGGTGCGTAGGTGTGTCTGGTGTGGTCGTTCTCTATAAGCCATGCAATAGCGTAGCGCAGCAGCTTTTCGGAAGCCGCTTCAACGTACTGTACAGGCAGTTCAATTCCCGACAATACAAAATGATCGCCCTTGCTAATCTGAAAGTCCTTGTACGGGAAATACAGACCGATGTCTTCCACTCGCTGCAACGTGAGCACCCAGCGACCGTTCTCTTTTACACTTCCCGACACCTTAAACTTTCTGCCGGCACACATTCCGTCCGTCATGGTGATGGAGAAGTCGCTCTGCTTTAAGGCATTGATGTCGAAGTTTACCTTTTCGTTAAGCTCGACCTTACATGAAGGAACATCCTGCCCATCCTTGAACACGCCGTTGTCCTCTACATTCGTGCCAACCGCGATTTCGTCAATGCGCACGCCGTCCACCTCCATCTCCTTGATTGTCGGAAATATTTCTTCTTTCTTTTCTTTTATATCTTCCGTATCGAAGAATACACTGCCAGGTCGCACGCCTATGATGTCCGCTGTAGCTGACTCCACCCACGGGCGGTCGGTTCTTGTCGAGAAGCGCAGCCCCGCGCCGGTCGGGTTTAGCGATGCGTGCTTGTCAGGGTGGCTGTTCCACCACTCCTGCAATGACATCTGCGGGAAACCAGGCAGCATTAAGCGTGAGCACGCCATGTTGTTGGGCAGATGGTCGGTAGCGTAGTCTTTCCTGTTGTCGGGGAAAGCATCCTTGTTCACTCCGCTGACGAAATGAATCATCTTTGTTGACTTTACCGCCTCGTAGTATTTTCTTGCGTCAGCAACCGAGTTTTCTTCGTCTGTGCCGCCTGCGACGCGTACCTCGATACGCTCCTCGAAATACGGCGCACGAAGAACCGTTACCGTGGCCTTGACGACAACGCCGCCGTCATGCAGACTTACGGAGTATCGTGAGGAGCCTTGTCCGTCGGAGATATGGTTGGTGAAATACGCCGACGCTTTTTCAACATTAAGACCGCCAAGTTTGATGTCCGCTGCATACCATGCGGTATGATCGAGAAGCTGTATCGTATCCGCGAAGTCGGCCCACACCTCCATATTTAATGTTGCGTAGTATCTGTTGGGTAGGTTTTTCTCCGAGCCGTATGCCCTCATTCTCGTGACAATCTTCTGGTCGCTTTCTGCGTCCTGGTTAATCTCGACAAGTCCAAATGCGGCGCCGTACTTGAACGTGCTCTGCATAAGCAAGCCCGATGTGTCAACAAACACCTCTCTGTTTCGTGTTATGAAGTTCACGTCGAACTGGGAGTTTACCAACGCAAGTCCTTCCCATACGGTCTGATTCTGTACACTGATTGAAGTTGAGTCTATCTCGGTGTCTGCAACACCAGTGTCCTCTTTGGTTGTATCGCCACCATATATCTCTTCCCATCTTGCAGCCTCGCAGCCTCGTGTTTGGCTTCTTTTCCAGTTGCGTGAATAGAACTTCCATGCTTTGTCTCCGAACTGCTCGTTCATGTTAGCTTGCAACCTGTCAAGCAAATCGTCAAGTGATCCGATATAGAAAACAAAGTCGGGTAGGGCGGTGTAGTGCAGCTGTGCCTCGTCGTTCAGCACAACATCAAGAAACTCCGCTCTTGCCAGCTCGTCGGACAGTGAGTTTAGCTTTATGTCTGAATACTTAAACGAGTTGCCGAGGGCGTTCTTGCGGCCCTGCTTTGCCTTGCCTGGGTCGTAGTTCAGCTCGAAGCGCTCGTTTCTGTAAATCAGATAATCGCCGATTGAGAAATCGACGGGAGCCTCGTTCTCTATTGATACGGATACGGAACACTCTCCCATCCACTCGCCGTCGTATGTCAGCGAATGAACGGAAATTTCCTTGCCGTTGGTGTCACGCAGTGGCGTGCCGTCCTTATGATAAAGTTGCCATCCCATACCTCTATTTGCTTAATGTTACTTCCGTTACGGGGTCTTCAACTCTCAACACCGTATAGAACGTTACCACATCTCCCTCGTTGTCGCGGTGCAGGTCTGCGTCGTCGGACACCTTCTTGAGACGGATGTGTCTTCTTCCTACCTTAGTCCAGTCGCAGTACATCTTCATTTTTATGCCGCTACCGTCGCGTCCGCTCAGGTAGTTCAGAAACTTTCTTATTACTGCGTTAGCTGAGAACTTGTCGCCCTTGCAGCACCATTTCACGGTCATATCGTATGCCGAGAATTTAAGGCTGTCGCCGAGATATGAGTCTTCTCCATCCTCGTCTTTCCAGTCCTTTACTACAGGCTCCTTGACCTCCATGCCGATGTCGAACGGTATGGAGGCGCACCACACGTCGAAGTCAGCTACGGTCTCTTTTACCACCGCTCCCGTCTGCTCTTTTTGTATGAAGACATTGTAATGTTGCATAAATATACGTAATTTTCTCCAAAAATAATAAAAAGCGGATAATTATACAAATTAATATATAACTATCCGCGTTTTTAACAATAAATATCCACTTTATTAGCTGATATAGAGCTTTTTTCTGCCGCTTGTAGACACCGCGTTCATCCAATCCATCATCCGATCGAGTTTCTCGTTACGGGCCTCCGCAAGCATGACTATCTGCGTGAGCTGCCCGAGCTGTGCTTTCTGTATCTGGCCCATTTCGGGAAGACGCATCTTCAAGAGTTCTCCGATGTCCTTGACCTGGGCGCGGTTAACACTCCCGTCAAGACGGATGGCGTTGACGTAACTTGCGAGAATATCCGCAGTTTCCTCCGTGATGTTCTTGATGCCATTGGTCACACTTCCATCGCCGGTTGCCGAAAGGTCAAGACCTCTGTCTTTCAGGCTCTCCAGTATCGCCGTGATGTTGTACACCGCGTCGTCCGTCTGCTTGTAGAGTTCATCAGCAACGTTCACGACATCCTCAGGTTCAAGTCTGCCTTTCTGCTTGATGGTCGTAGTGAGCGCTTCAAGCGGACCTTCAAGAACCTTTTCCATGATTTTCTGTGACAGAATATTCTTGGTGAGGTCTTTCACCATATCCCTGGCCTTTTTCTTGTAGGCATCAATGGCGTCCTCACCTTTTTCCCATGCGCTTACAACTGCGTCGGTTAATTGGCTTGCCCACGACTTCATGTCTACGCCGTAGATGTCCTTGAGAAAGTCGGTTGCAAGCTGTTTGATGGTCGTTTCCATCTCCTTGATTTCCTGCTTGTAGTCGGCAATCTTGTCCTTGTCCTTCTTCTTCTTGCCCTGCTCGGCGTTGAGCTGTCGTTGCATTTCGTCCTTCTGCGCCATGAGGGAAGCCTGCTCCGCAAGGAAAGCGTTGTCGGGTTCGGCAAGCGACTTCTTGGCGGCGTTGTAGGTGTCACTTGTGTACGGGCCGTTGTAGCCGATAAGCACGCCTGACTTCTGGAGTTTCAGACCCTTCTCGTAGTTGTCCGTTACTTTCTTGAGTGTCGCCTTCGTGTCCTTATCCATCTCGTATGAATAGACACCGCCAAGAGTGTTTTCAATCGTCGTCTTTACATCGTTACGCAAGTGCTCAAGTTCCGTAATGTTACGCTCCGCGAGCTTTATCTGGCGTTCCTGCTTTGCGTCATGCGCCGCAGCGAAAGCCTTGAACGGAGAGGTAAAGATGCCGACTACACCCTGAATGACGCCGCCGACATTGCCCGACATAGCGCTTGTCGCGATGGAAGAGATAGAATTGGAAATGCCGTTGAGAGAGTCAAAGAACGCTGTTGCGTCCTGCCATGCGTTACTTTCGGTGTCAACGCCGAGTGCGCTTGCCGTGTCCTTAATGTCGTTGAACGCAGCTACAACACCTTGAATATTGGCGTTTATTTTGTCAGCCGCTACGCTTACCGCAGACATGGCTTTCTTGAACTTGTTCGCAGCCTTCGCTTCCTCCTGTCCTTCCTTAATTTTATTCTCTCCCTCTTTTGCCTTCTTCTTGCCTTCCTGCACTTCCGCAGTAGCTTTCGCAACGCCGTCCCAATCACTGTTTTTCAGCGCGTCTAATAGTCTTGTCGTAGCCTCCTGCGCAAGTCTTTCACCCTCCTGCTTCAATGCTGCGCCCGCGGTGATTTTCTCGTTGGCGTTCTGAACGCGCTGTTCTGCAACGCCGCTCAAACCTGCATTGAAGAAGTTTTTCTTGCCGCTTGAGAGTTTATTCAACTGCTCGTCAAGCTGCTGTATCTGCTTGCCGTACTCGCGAGCGTCAATGGTTCCGTCAGCAAGTGCCTGGTTAATGTTCTCGCGTATCTGCGAAGCGATTTCGGATGCCCTGTCCATACCGAGCTGCGACACCGCTCCGAAGAACGTGATATAGTCGCTGCTCTTGTTGAAGGCTTCCGTTTTAGCGGAGTTCACTTCCTTGTCACGCTGGCGCGTGTAACGATATGCAAGCCCGTTATCGCCCGCCTCCTTTGCTTGTGCAATCGGAGTTTCGTACTTGGCGTAGATGGTGGCTATCTTCTCCTGCGTGCTCGCTGTCTGTGCGATGATGTCCGCAGCCTGCTGCAAGCTCTTGACATAATTATCCTTTACCAAGGTCGTTATCTTCTGCCAAGCCTCAAGAGCGAGAGGCGTGTCCTTATACAGGACCTTCGCGTCGGCTTCGGTCATTCCGAGGTTGACATCGTAGCCGAAGTTCTTCTTGAAGTCCTCCGCCATCTTTCTTGTCTGCTCATCCCATACCGCGCCGTCCTGAAAGGCGAGTTTAGCGAAGTCCAGACTGCCTGTCTTCTCGTACAGTTCCTTCTGCAAGTTCGCCTGCTTCACGCCTTTCTCCAGGGCCTCCTTGAAGTTTGAAGCAACTCGTTCCCATTCGGGTTTCAGCTCCTCGGAGAAGCGCCACTCAAAGTTCTCCTTGTCGAGCTGCGTTCTGAATTTCTTTCTGTCAATCGTCTTGTCGAAGTTGAAACCGCCTTTCAGTCGGGCGATGCTGCCGGAATAATTGTCGAGGTCAATCTTCTTCCAGTCCAAGTCCTTATACAGACCGAATACCTCGTTCTTTGCCTTCGCACGGCTCATGCCGGCCTCTTTCCTCAACTTCTGGTAAGCCTGTCTCGCAGCCTTGAAGTCCTCAAGCTGTCTTTTCAGCTCATCAAGCTCCTTATCCTTCTTGTCGCCCTTGTTCTTCGGAACCTTATTGGATTTCTTGTCCTCGGGGATAAAATTGTACCCGAAGCCTTGCAGAACCGCCTTGTGCAATGTTTCGTAGTCCTTCTTGGCTTCCGCGATGTCCGTCTTTGAGGCTCCGCCCCTCTGACGCGACCTCATCTCGTCATAAAGGTCTTGCAAAGCTGATTGGGCGTTGTTCTTGGTCTTGTACCATGATCCTTCTGCGATATAGCTTGATATGAGGTCATAAGCCTTCTGGTTGCCTCTCAGATTTTCAAAGACACGCTCCTGCATAACGGTTTTTCCAGTCATCGAGTTTTTCTTGCCGCTCGGCTTAAATTCGAAGTTTGTAAGTTCTTCGAGCTTTTTCTTGATTTGCGGCACAAGCCATGTAGCTTCATCCATTATTTGCAGAAGCATGTTTCGGAACCGTTCAGGATTGCGATTACACCAATTTTTGAAGTCGTTGCCGTACAGACCGAGATGCTTTCTTATCGCACCAAGTATCTTCGGAACATCGTCATTGGCAATCTCGTTGATGTCCGACGTAACATCGTTTGCTCTGTTGCCAAGGCCCCGTATCGAATACGCGATATTGCCATTCCATTTTACCATATTGGCTTGGAATACCGCCCATTTCTGTCCGCCCTCATCCGCCAGTATGCGTATCTTGTCCTCAAGTGTCTTGCCTGCGCCAGCAGCGCCAAGGATGGCACTTGCGACACTATCCATCTTCGATTTTGTCAGTTCGTCAAACGCCGACAATTTCAGCTGGTACGCATCGGTGGAGTGCTGCAAGTCCTTCAAGTTCTCCTCAATGGTGTCATTGAACGGATTTCCCGATTTCCAGCCACCCGTAGAACCTATTGCGTCTGCAATCACGCCGGCATCGCCCGACGCTACGTTCTTCGCGTTCTCGACACCCTTTCGAAGGATGTCATACTGCTCATTGAGGTCTTTCGCCTTTTTAATCTGTTCATCAATAGTCTTCGTGTAGGCGTCGCTCTTTATAAGCAACTGCTTCATGCTGTCAATTTGCTTTTTCAGCTCCGTGTCCGTTGTGCCCTTCTTTGCGCCCAGGGCATCATAGTAGTCCTTCATCCAGTCAGAATCTGGAGCCTGCAAGCTCTCCACCTTCTCCTTTATCGCGCTGAACTCGTTGTAGATGCTCGATATAACCTGCGTGACAGCCATAAATGTCAGTCCGACCCAGCCGCCCACAAAGCTCAACATGCCTTTCAGCTTCGAGCCGGTCATATTCATTACAGCAGCCATTGTACCGCCTTTTAGAATTATCTCTCCCTGTCTTGCGGTTATCTGACCCATAATGACAAGCTGGTCAATTAACTCTTTTGTGATAAGACCTTCCCTAACGGCTTTTTGCATCTGCAATATAGACAACTTACCCTCCAGTGCAAGTCTGCCCATTACCGCCTGTTGCGTCTGCACATCGGCGAGCCAATAGGCTCTTTTCTGAACGTTCTGCGTCGCTATTTCCTGCGTTATCTTTCTTTCGAGAACGAGCTGCTGCTGTTCTATGGCGTAATTGCGGAGCTGTATCTTGGCCTGGTCGTTCAAATTCCTGCCGATTGAACCGATACCCAAGCGCGAAGAAGCAAGACCAAACAGCTTCTTTGACAGGAACACGCTCGCAAATGTCAATAGGGCAGGGCTTAACTTGTCTATCGTCAGAAGCAAATCCGTAGCGCCTTTTATCGCGAACATAAAGGTACCGCCGATGACGTTCTTGCCTTCCGCGAACCTACTGAGCATGATTTCCCATGCGTCCTTCAACTTGTTCCACTGACCCAGAAGAGTTTCACTCAACACCAGCTGCATATTGTAGAACTGACCTCCCTCGTCTGTCATCTTCCACAATACCTTCTGAACGTCCTCGAAGCTGACCTGACGCTTGGAAATCATCTCCTTGACATCGCTCTGCTTGTAGTTGGTCTTGTTGTTCTTACCCTCAGAGTTGTACAATTCAGTTATCTTCTGCAACAGAGGCAAGCCTGCGTATGCAAACTGACGCAACTCCTTACCATCAAGCCATGAACGCGCCTTTACCTGGCCGTATGCCAAGCCCAATCGCTCGAAGCTGACTCCAAGACCTGACGCAATATCCGCAAGTCGCTTGGTTGTGTCATACAAAGAATCGGCTTCCACTCCGAAAGCTGCGAGCTGCTTGACATCTCGATTCAACTCGCCGAACTTGAACGGAGAACGCAATGCAAGCTCCTGCGTCTGCGCAAAAAGCTCATCCGCTTTTGTGACATCACCCAAAATGGAGCGCAAAGCTATATGCTGCTGTACAATCTCGCCGCCCGTCTGCACAATAGCGTTGAAAAGCGATTGCGCACCGTACACAATACCGCCCTGCAAAAAGAGAGACTTTATGTCATTCAGCGTGCCGTGCATCTTGCTCGCCTCTGCATTTGCGCCCGCAAGAGCTGCCGCCAAGTCGCTACGCACCTTTGCCGCTGACTTCGCTATCTCCTGCTGGCGCTCACGCTCCAAGTCGATACCCCTGCGTATGCCTTTGTTTATAGCCTCCTGTGCCGCTGCGTTCGTTGCTTTCTGGTCTTGCAGCGCTCGTCCCGCCAGCGTTGCGTCGTGCCCTGTACCGATACTTCCTATGCGACCAACTACATTCTGGCCTGCTACAAGCCAAGTGCGCATCTGTCTAAGATAGCGCATAATGTCGATAAGACGATGTATCTCAGCCTCCGCTTTGCTCACGTCGGCTCCCAAGGAAATGCCGCGGCTAAACTCACGTCTGAGCGCCCTTACCTTATTGCCAAGCGAGTCGTAACGAGCCTCTGTCGCCTTTATTTCAGACAATCTCTGCTTGTTGTCGCGTGCTTCCTGTCTTTCGTTCTTCCTGTCCTGCTTTTTGTTAGCTCTCGTAATGGCATTGTTCAGCTTGTCCTGCTCCGACTTGGCATTGCCAATTTCGTTTTTGAGTATCTTGTACTCCGAAACCAGTTCCGCCACCGCGTTCTTGCTGCCAATGTCGGCATTGTTGAACTTGTCGCGCATTTCCGTTAGTCGCGAAATGGCACTCTCCGCTCTTGATGTGTCAGCATCGACCTTAAAGCCTTGTCTGGCAGAGTCGTTGAGTTCGCGTATTTTTCTGTTCACCTCGCTTACAAGCTCCTGCAAGCGTCTGTATCTCGCCTCCATTGTTTCGAGGTTGCGGTCGGTTGCTTTCGCGCTCTGATTGGCACCGCTTTGGTCTTTCAGAGTCCTATTCACTCTTTCTTTCCAAAGTTGAAGCTCGTTAAGAGCATCGCCGAATCCTTTGTTTAGCAACTGCTTGCCCGAGAAGCTCTCAATAGTAGTCTTTATTCGTTCTATCTCGCCGCGTACCGCCGTAAGTTTTGAAGTATCCGTGCCAATTTCAAGACTCTTACCCTTTAGTTTGTCGATATTGCCGAGAATAGTGTTTATCTGCTCAACAGCCAATTTCTGCTTACTAAAGGCCGAGTCAACGGAAGCTGTCTCGCTTGCGGTTCTCTTGTATTCCTGAACCTTGCCAGTAGCTTTCGTGTATGCGAAGGCTATATCAGACAGTAGGGACTTGACTTTCGCGCCGTTAGCCAAGAGATTATCGTCAGCAAGCATGGTTTCCATTCTTCGCTTGACACCGCGCAGCGTATTTCCGCCAGAGAGTAGCGCTGTGGTGTCTATTCTATTACGTATACCCCTTGATTGCAGGCTTTGAATTTCAGCAAGTTTGTTTTTTGTCGTTTCAAGCTCCCTGTTTAGTCTTGCAGCGTTATTCTTTGATGCGGACAGCGTATTCTCCTTGTCAAAAGCCTTTTCTATTTGTCTTACGTCAGTGATTAGGTTTCTGAACTTTGCGTTATAGGCAGACATAAATGCGTTATCAACACCGCCCGCCGTCTTTCCTGCTTGCAAGTTTATAAGCTCATTACGGAAGTCCATAAGAGCTTTCTTTGCACGGTCAAGTTCGCCGGTATTAATGCCAGCATTGACATTCTTGATGCCGCTAATTTTGTTGAGTTCGATATTGACCTTCTGAAGAAGATGGAGATAGTTGAGGGCGTTCGACAACTGTTCTTTCATTTCCTTCTTCTTCTTTGGGTCTCGCTCTTTATTAATGCTAAGATTTAACGAATTAATCATGCCCTCAAGTCTCTGAACGTCTTTCAACATGCTATTCAAAGCCTTGTGGGAATTATCCTTTATTCCGAGCTGGAACCACAAATCGCCTAAATTTCCGCTTGCCATATCCTGAAATATTTATCGTTTAGATTTTGTTGTTTAAATAATCGGAAAGACTAATCTTCTTGCCGACAAGACTGCCTTCCTTCTCCTTCTTCTTTACCCAGTTATCCCAAAGGTCGTCCATCTCCTTTGCGGTGTGCTTGACACTGCCGTCCGAGTTGCGCTTCTTGTCTTTCTTATACACAATAATGGGCTGGTCTGCAACCATAAGGTCTATCTGTGCCGAAGTGTAGCCCCACCAGTAGTCGTATGCCTTGATGCCGTAGCGCGTGGCAAAGAGGAACGGGAACTTTTCGGCTAACGAGAATGCTGCCCCCCAGCTTGTCCTGCTCGGATAGCTTTCACTTCTTTCTTCGTCATCGTCATCGCCAGATCCGTCATCCCTGTCGCTAATATGGTAGTCAGCGAGCACACTACCAATGGTACTTTTTTTTTAGCTGCGTCAACAACTCTCAAGACCTCGATGGCATCCAAGTCCTTGATATAGTACAACCAACGCCAGTAAGCCCAGTAGAAGAAGCGCAGCTTCCAAACATTATTGAGAAGAACGATGGCACACAACTTTACGCCGCGCTTCCACTCATCTTCCTCATTCGCTGTGACGTGCGAAAACTTTCTTATCGCACCTCGTTTAAGCCAACCGATTTTGCGCTTCCTGCCCATAAAGACAACCGCTTCGGGTTCCGCCTCCAATACGCTGTCAAGAGCCTTCTGCAACTCGTCACTGGGCTGTTCTATCTTCTTTTCTTCCATGCTGTTTTCTTGATGTTAAGTCTTGTAAAAACAAAAGCGGAAAACCGCGACCCTTGATAAGTCCGCCGCTTTCCGCTTCATATTCGATTGCGTTACGCCGCCTTTTGCTTTAAACAGATACTGCCGCCTTTGTAAGCCAAGCAACGCTCTTCAAACCAGCGCCCTCAACAGAACCACTAAACTTAAATGCAACAGGTTTGGTTCCAGTTTCATCCCACTGCATAGTTGCATAGAGCGAAAGGTTTGTGATAACCATCAAGTTGTCCTTTGTTTCGTCAACGATACAGATTGTGCCGGTCATCTTAAACTTCTTTGTTTCCAATGCGGTGCCAGTATAACCTGTTGTAACATCAAGAGCTGCATCACCAGAACCTTTGATAGTAAACTTGGTGATGTCGCCAACAGCATCCTCGCCAAACATTGCAGAGAGCAAATCTTTTGCTTTGGAAGGCACAACCATCTCTACGTTAAAGTCTCCAAGTTCTGCGGTAGTCGCCCAATCGCCGCCAAGACCTATTACCTTGTAATGATTGACAGTTGGGTCTTCCATCGTCGCCTTTAGTGAGTCAACCTCCACGGGAAGCTCCAATTCTGGAGTAAACTCGATTGTTGGCTTTGACAGGTCAATCATACCCTTTGAATACAAGATGCTCTTAGGGCCTACGAATCGGTCTTTGAGCTCAAGAATTTTCTTCATTGCCATAATTTAATACTTTTTTAGTTAAACCTTATTTTGTGTTATTTGGTTCTTAACAAACCTTGCACTATCGTTACTGAGAAACCGTCTCCGTCATCTGTTTGCAGAGTGACGCGCGGCTTGGTTACGATTATGTTGTCTGTTGAGATTGGAAACTTTGTCATTACCGCACTGACCTTCTCGGATACCGCAGACACATTCAACGTATTGGGGTTCCTGGCGGATGTCTTGTCACGGACATATATCTCTATCTGCGCGGTAGTTGTATAGTCGTTGAAACTGCCGTCGTCGTTCATCTCATTGTTGTAGATGCTCGACGGGAAAGACACAACGATATAGCTGTCGGGCCTGTCGCAGACAGACTTCGGACGGTTTCTTGGATAAACCTTGTCACAGATGCCTTTTACGGCATTGCCGACATCGTAGTATAGTGTCTTTATGCTTATCATATATAGCAAATTTTTTCAATCTGCGGCATGGCGTCGCGTACACTGGTCAAGACATCGTGCCCCATCTTGTCTTGCACATAGTCTGCGTAAACCATTGGCGCAACGACAATTAGAGAGTATGTATCCCTTTTCCACGGTTTTATCGACTTTAATTTCTGAATAGCGGCTTGTCTTCCATCAACATGTCCTGGACCGATATTGCCTATGTACTTGCCAGGTTCTCCACTCTTGGTCGGGAAGACTGGTACATCATCCCACCATCGTGTTACAGACAATTTTTCTCCGGGACTGAGAGATACTCTTACTGGCTTTTCTATCCCCATGTCCGCAGCACCAACAACCCTAACAAGTTCGCCCCTGTAGTAGATACCGACTGCAAACGAGTTTATGAGGTTTCCTGTAACAGAAATGAAATCTCTTTCAGCATACGCTGTCCTCAACACCTCTGTGGCCATCTTCTCCATGTTTTCGAGCATCATCTCTTTTGTGTACTCTTTCACATTTCTGAAAAGACGGAAAAAGAGCTGGTCGGAATATTTGCCGTGAACTGATTTTAAAACCGCCATACGCTAAACCCTTGTAAAGTCCCAATAAACAACAGTTCTATTATTGTCAGGCTCGCAGTCCTTCACCATTCCGACCTCGGTGTTGTTGCCGACCGTTGCGTAAATCATGTCGCCATCAAGAGGACATCTACCGGCATCCCATTCGTCATATCTGACAGGAATTGATGCCTTCCTCTTGTTCTCGTCAACATTCTTGCCGCCCTCGGTAGTCGTATCGGTATAGCTGCGGCCCTCGCCTTCGTAGATTACAATCTCCGTATCCTCGCCGACATTTGCGTCGTCATCCGCGAACGGGTCGTTCTCGTCCGCCTTACCGACAAGCACCCTAACTATTTTTATCGTGTGAGGGTATCTCGGGTTCTTGATGTTCGCCTTTCTCATACATCCTTATTTTATAATGTGAGGAAGCGGGCATCCGAACGCCGAAATGTCGGCGCGCTTCACGCCATGAGAGGTTATTCTGAACGACGACTTCTTCTTTAACATCGAACTTGGCTCAAGCTTCGCATAGATTGCGTTGGCTTCCGCCTTGAGTTCCGCACGGTCACGCTCGGATATTTCAAAACCACCTTCCGTATGGCTCCATCCGTTATCAGAGTCGGAAGTGTTGTTCATCTTGCTCGGGCCGAGAACAAGCCATTTTAGAATGTCTGCATAGGCAAGGCGAACATCGGCGGGATTAGCGTCTACATACGCCATGTTTCCGTCCAGCGCTCTTTCAATGAGGATTGTACGCACCGTGTCCTCGGGTATGCTGAAACGTACCTTGCTGAACAGTGCGTCCTCCAGTGTGTGAATTTTATTGCCTTTATCCATAATGCCTATCCTGTCGTTAAATTAAGAGATTGTTTACGCTATCCGTCCAAGTGCAGCCGATTGCAGCTACAGGAGAACGGATAGCTTTTATGTTTAGGCAGCTACGCCTTCGCCCTTCTTGGTGATGTCGATAATCCAACGGTACGGGAAGTCGAGCATCGCCGGTACTGCGGCAAACATGAGGTCGGTATGCCACTCCATGTAGTCGCCGTTGGCGATTGTAGAGTTGCAGAGCAGGCCGAGACCCTTGTTCGTCTGCGCGAACACCTTCTGAACGATATTGTTTCCGTACTTCTCGAACATCGGCTTGTCAGCAACCTGCTTGCGCTCGTACTCGAAAGCATTACCGGCAGGACGGAGAACAACGATGTTGTCATCCCAGCCCTTAACCTTGACAACCGAGCCGTCGAACTTGAGGTTGCGCTCCTCCTCGTCGATAATCTCGATGCGTGAGATACCCTGGATGTCGGCGAACGCCTTGAGGAACATCTCTGTGTTCACGCCGTAGTCCTCAACATAAGCGACATAGTGGGCCTTACACCAGTTGATGTACAGCTCCTTAATCTGCTTGTTACCAAGGAAGGTGTTGTAGAAGGTGTCGTAGGTCATCTGCCATACGAGGGCAAGGCGGTTCTGACCGAACTCCTTGCGCCACTCGCTCTCAATCTTGCGCATCTGTTCGAGGATGTTGCAGTCAACGTTAGCCCATTCGAGCTTGCCGCACTTTCTGAAATTCTCCTTCGGAATTGGCACCTTGTGAAGCGGAATCTGGATACCACGGGCGATGCCTGTATAGTCAAGCTCGCCGGTTGTAGCCAGCTTTGCCACCATGTAGTTCATGGTCATGTCGAGAGAGTCCATCAACTCCTGGGTGTCATTGCGCCACTGCTTTACGAGGTCGCGGTCGTTACCAAACTCCTCAAACTGCTTCTCGCGGTAGTTGCGCTCCTCTGCGGTTTCCTTGAAGCCGTCGGTAATGAAGTCGGGAATAGTGGCAGAATAAACTGCCAATGCACCCTTGTCCTTCTGGAACGAACCTGCGAGCGGAGCACGGAGGTTGGCGAGCGTTGCAGCGTGCAAAGCGGATGCCTCCACTGAGAATGTAGCCACGCCCTTATGGTTGGTAGGCGTGAGGTCGGGCGCGATAGTACCCTGCGTGAGATACCAGCCGTAGTTTACATGGAAGATGTCCTTCTTGTCGATAAACTTCTGCAAGTATCTTGTATTCTCGGGGTCGCTGAAAAAACGCGCCTTTCGGGAATTATTAAAATCAAACTTTGGCATATCTTTTCGTTTTTGTGTTGTGTGTTTTTCCGATTAGTTCTCTGCGTACCACCACTCTGCGTAGCGGCTCTTGTTCATCGCCTCTACAGCTGGCGGAATTGGGCTCATGCGTGACTTCCACATAACCACGTCAGTGCCGAGCAGACAGAAGTCGTTGAGGTAGCGCGGAGCATAGAACTTGTCACTGCCAGCCAATGCGTGGAACGGCATGTCAACGTCGCATGGAGCAAAGCAGTTCGGGTTAGTAACCATAGCGGAAACAGTTGCGCCTGCCTTTTCCGCCTCCACGAGAACCGTACCGACGGTAAGGGAGCCGAGAGTTTCTGCGAGTGTAACCTTCCAAACATCCTTGCCGTCCTGCACGTCATTTTCAACCGCAGTAACGAGCACACCCTTACCCTTTGTCTTGAAGTCCTTCGGGCCAACCATGAGATTGTCACCCACAAACGGAATGTGGTGATAGCCGTCGCGTGTGATGTAGATGGCTGTATCCGTAGCAGCAGTGGTAGCCTTAGCCACCTCATAGCTCTTGAGCACCTTGATTGTGCCGCCGCTGTTGTCCGCAAAACCGAGGCTGTGCTCGATGAGGTCGCCGGCATAAATCTTGGCTGGGCCAGGGAACGGGTTTTTCAGGACACCGCCAATCGGAGGGCGACGGAACGCTTCCTTAACGGCGCCAGGCAGGTCAACAAACACATGACGCAGACCGCCGATAGTCATTTCTGACTGCAAGATTACAGCGCCAGTAGCATTGACTGCACCCTGCGCCATCATCTGTCCGTAGTAATCCTTGTTGTTATCCATAACTTTTTACCTTAAAAATTAAAATGTTTACTTTTCTTTCGGTTCGATGATGTCATCCCACTCGTCGTCACGGATTGTCTTGCCGCCGCCAGAAGAAGAGCCGCTGCCCTTGTGCGGTATAGCAGTGTTGCCTGTAGCACGCTTGAAGTCGGTAGTGTAAATACCCTCTGCCTTTGAAACCAGGTCGATTACATCGGCATCCTTGTCGGGAATTTCAAGTTTGGAGATTGCTGTGTCAAGAAAGAAATCGTTAAGTTCGAGCTTTGCCTTGTCAAACTTGTCCTTCAAGCCCTTTCTGACCGCTTCGATTGTAGCGGCTCTTGATGCCTTCTTGTCGCGCTCCTCATTTGCCTTTTCAAGAGCTTCGAGCTTCGCGAGCAGCTTGTCGTACTTGTCGTCGGGCTTGTCCTTGCCCTCCTCTGCTTGTCTACTGCGCTCCTCTTCTTCCTTCTTCTTGCGCTCGGCTTCCTCTCTGCTTTTCTTAATCTCGTCAGAGACATTCTTGTGCAGATTGCCGTCCATACGCTTGAGTCGGTTTGCCACCTTGGTAACTATCTTGGCGTTCGCAGCCTCGTCGTCACCAAATTCATCCAGTACGTCATTAAGTTCTTCGTTAATGGTCTTCTGGCTAAGTGCTTTGAACTTGGTGGTATCAACCTCCTTGTTCACCAATGAAAGCAGTTCTTCTACTGTCATATTTAAAAGTTTTTGTGTTGGTTTTCGGTAGTTCTTCTACCATTAGCGTATAAATATACGTTTTTCTTTCGCAAAAATATGAATAAATATACAATTAACCAAATATTTTCGATATATTTGCATAAATATTTTATATATATATGCAGAAAAGTTGTTTTTCAGGGTTGAAATTGGATAACGGAGAGCCTATTTACACTCAAGAGTACATTCAATCACTAAGAGATAAAGACAAGAAGCATCCCGACAGGTTGAAGATTATCGCTCAACGTGGCGGACAGGAGCGTATGCTGTCTATAGACGCTGATATTAAGATAGTCGGAGGCTCGCGAGGCGGGCCACTCGATGAGAATACGATGGTTTTAACGTCCAGGGGTTTCGTTAAAATCAAGGAGCTGAAATATGGGGATACCGTAATCGGTTCGGACGGGAAAGGACATCGTGTTTTGGGACTCCTCGCTTATCCGAAAAGAGATTGTTACGAGATTACACTATCCGACGGAGCGAAGATAACTTGCTCTGACGACCATATTTGGAACGTTTACATTGACGGAAGCAGACGGTGTATGCCTCATCTCGCTTGCGAGATTGAGAAATATATCGCCGACGGATACGACATAACCATTCCGTGCGTCAAGCCAGTGGAATTTGATGAAAGCTACAGACTCGCTTCTGTCAGTGAAAGAATGTCTACACTCGAAAGACTTATCAGTAATACGGGAAGAAAGAGCGGCGAGTATTGGTGCAAAAAATACCGCACTTCCAAGCAGGCTACCGACTTTAAGTATTTGGTTGATAGTTTAGGTTCGGTGTGTTATGTGCGAAAAACAGCGAAAAAGAAATGGTCGGTAAGGTTCAATTACAAGAAAAAGGAACTTGTAAGACGTATCGTAAGCTGCAAGAAAATCGGAAAGAGGGATTGTTGTTGCATTGCCGTAGACAACCCGGATGCACTGTTTGTAGTCGAAGACTTCATAGTCACTCATAACTCCAAATCTTTCTCTTCTCTCATGGAGGTGTTAAAGGACATCAAGAACCCTGACTTCCATGCAACAATTCTGCGTAACGAGAAGGATGACCTTCAATCGCTTGTAACGGACTCGTACAAGCTCTTCTCGCAGTTCGGCACATACAACAAGTCGCAGAATGATATGACATGGAACTTCACCAACGGAGGCTGGCTAAAATTCTCATACTACGCAGGCTCGTACCAGGACTTCAAGACCCGCTTTCAGGGCCGTCAGTTCGCATACGTGTGCATTGACGAGGGAACCCAGTGTCCGTACAAGAAGTTCAAGTATCTGCTTACCAACAACCGTAACGCCTCGCAAATCCGCAACCGCTTCTGGATAACGTGCAACCCTGATCCTGAGTCGTGGGTGCGCAAATTCATAGACTGGTGGGTAGACGAGGACGGATACATTATCCCCGAGCGTGACGGAGTCATACGCTACTGCTTCATGGATGGAGATACTCCCGACTCAATCTATTGGGGAGATACGCGAGAGGAGGTTTACGAACAATGCGGAGGTATCATAGATAAGCTGTGGAAAGAAAGCTATGCCGAACTCGGATATACCAAGCTCGAAATGTTCATCAAATCCGCCACGTTCATTCGTGCCGACGTATCGGAAAACATCAAACTTATCTCTACCGACGCGTCATATCTCGCCAACCTTGCACAGCAGGACGAGGAGCAACGTATGCGCGACCTCGAAGCCAACTGGAACTGGAAGTCCGCGGGCGACGATATGATAAAAATGGCAGACCTCGAAGAGATATTCGATAATGCCGTACAGGTGGGAGATGGGGTGCGGCGCGCATCCGCCGACATTGCCTTCACCGGCGGCGACAACTTTGTGATGTGGCTGTGGGAGGGATGGCACTGCAAAGACCTTGTAGTAATGCGACTCGACTCTCAAACGCTCGTGTCTGCGGTGCAGGCGAAGCTGCGTGAATGGGGAGTGGAGGAGTGCAACTTCACTTACGACTTGCAGGGTATCGGTCAGTATTTCAAAGGTTTCTTTGCCGATGCCGTACCGTTCAACAACCAGGCAGCACCTGTCGCTATGACACACCAGGAAGAAAAGGGCATCAAGTTCCTGTACAAAGACCTTAAATCACAATGCGCCTTCCTGTTCTACAAGATGATAAAGGAAAAACGAATCTCGATAGAGTCTTCGCTGCTTGAGCGCAAGTATTCGGGAGACGGATTTGACAAGGTGCCGCTGCGTCAGATTTTACAGAAGGAGAGAAAGATGCTGCGCCGCGACGACAACAGCGACGACAGGGGCTTCAAGCTGCTGCCTAAGAAGATGGCTAAACGGTACGTAGGGCACTCGCCCGACTTCTTCGAGTCATGGCTATATATAATGATTTTCAGCTTAACTAAAAAGAAACACAAAAAGATAAAAGGACTATGGATGCTTTAAACAATGTAAAAGACGTGCGGGAGCTGCTCGTCCGAAAGCCGTTTTACGAAGTAACCCCGAAGGGTTATATGAAACACGGAATTATAGACCGTGAGTTTTCCGAGAACGAAGACCCTTGTATGCCTGCGGATGTGCTGTATCGCAACATCAAAACACAGCAGGACTTCTTGCGCGAGTTCTATCCGTCAGGACACAGGATTCGCGACCCGCAGCAATATCCCGACATCTGGAAGAAGAACCCGGAAACGGGACTTTGGTGCGTGCAGAAAATTCAGCGCACCGCGTTTGCCTTTCAGCAGGTTATTTACACCAAGCACGTTCTTCATGTGACTGGCAACGATATTCAGTTCGAGCTTGCGGAGGGAACCGAAGAAGGTAGCGAAGAGAAACTACAAGAACTGCTCACGAAATACAAGAAGGGCTGGCTCATGCACGATATGGAGATACGCTTCTTCGAGGCGGTATCCGCATACATGAAGGTTGCAGACTGTGCCATTGTAGGCTATTTCGACGGCGACGGCAAATTCGGAACGAGAACACTCTCGTTCGACCGTGGCGACACGCTGTTTCCGAGATACGACCCGCTTACCGGCGAACTGATTGCGTTTGCACGCAAGTATGTGGACTATGACGAGGAAGGAGAGGAGCGCATCGAGTGGGTTGAAGCATGGGACAAGGAAAAGTTCTACCGTTTCAAGAAAGACCTGTCGGGAGGCACTGCGAGAAATGCCATTAGAAAGGTCGCGTCTATCTTCGGTGCGTCCGAATATGCCTGCGTCGAAGAGAAACGACACGGCTTCCCGTTCATACCTGTAGCATACGCCCGCAACGAGGACGGCCCTTGCTGGTCTGCCGTACAGCGCAATATCGAGGATTATGAGGAGGCGTTCTCGTATCTCTGCGAGAACAACAAGGCGTATGCCTTCCCGATACTTACGCTTACCGGCGAGGGCGATGAGATTGAGATAAAGGGAGACACCAACGGAGCTGCTAAGACGATCATGATTACCGACACGAACGGCAGGGCGGAGTTCCTCAACGGCACGGACGCATCAAACGCCTTCGCTACACAGCTCAACAAGTCTTATGACCTTATTTACGAGCTTTCGTTTACCGTAAAGCCGCCCGAACTCAAATCGGGAGACCTGCCGGGCGTTGCAATCAAGCTGCTGTATTCTCCGGCCCTCGAAGCTGCCATGAACGACGCGCAGAGATTGCAGCCATTCCTCGACCAGTTGGTGCGTATAACTAAGTTTGGCATCGGAACGGAGAACAACTGTATGGCCTCAATGGTTGCACTGCCGGTCAATGCGTGGATTGAGAGCTATATCCATCAGAACGACACTGAGCTTATCACTAACCTGGCCACTGCGGTTCAGAACAAATTCCTCTCGAAGCAGACTGCTTCTGAGCGCAATTCCAAGTTCTCGAAGAACGACGAGTTTACTCGTATCATGCGCGAGCAGAAAGAGGAAGACCAGCAGGACTTGCTCATCGACATCCAACGCCAGGAGGCACAGGTTGAGAACAACATCGAGCAGGAGGAAGCGCTTGCAAAAATTAACAATCAGCAGCCTGGCGACGACATCAACACTGGTCGCGGCAAAAGAGGCAGACCGAAGAGGTCTGACAAGGCATGGGACGAGAACGGCAATTATCCTGGACGCAACAACTGGGATAAGAATCTAAAAAAGTAATTCATGGAGTCACAGGAATACGCACTTAATAGAACCAAAGCGCAGATAGCCTGCGAGTCGCGCGTACAGAAGCGACTGTTTAAAGTTGCCCGTGAGATAGTGTCGCTCGCTTCCAAATACAGGAGGGGAGCGACACTGACAAACGAGAATGGGTTTATTGCGGCCTCACAGCGCATTGCGTTAGGCGTTGCTGACGGAATAGAAAATGACATTGCGGTCTGTGCCAAGACCGCGTGCTCGATATTGAATATCGGCACGGAGAGCACGGAAGCCTTTCTTGTGTCAAAGGTGTTCGGCAAGACATCAATGGAGCGAACCACCAGTTATCTGAAAAACTTTGCTGAGGACATGGTGCGTATGTGCAAGGCTGGCGTATTGATGAAATACACCGACTCGCAGCTCATGTCCGCAATACGTACTGGATATAAAGACCCGTACATCACGTCCGTAATCACGAAGGCAAGAAAGGAGGATATAAACATCGCCACGCCTTCATACGGCAAGGGCGTATTTCATTCGGCGTATCAGAACATCGTCCGCAACGCGCGACAAATGGTAGCCGTCGCATGGGGTAGAGCTGAACAGCAGTACGGCAAGGAACATGGGGCGATAGGCTACTATATCTTTCGAGGAAGTTCGTATCCGTGCGCGCACTGCGATGATGAGACAACGTATCTGCACCACTTCGGAGACCCGTTCCCGCCACTGCACTACAGGTGCGTTTGCTATGTTAAATTTGTTTACAAAAAAGAGGAGGAGTAATTATGTCAGAATACACATTGTCTGCCTATATGTACAAGTTGAAAAAGCAGTACAACATGGCGGATATTTCATATCTTATATATGCCGACCTGCGTGCGGCAGGGTGGGGTAAAGGCGACGCTTGGAATGTAGCCTTCCAAGGCCAGGGCCTAAACTGGGCCAAAGCCGAACTGCTTCGCGAGATTGAGAAGCTCGAAGCACTCGACTCAGTTCAGGCGCGCATCGCGGATGTACAGGGCACAAACTCGCCCAGGAACGACGAGATAACCGCGGAGGAACTTGCAAAGGAAACTTCAAAGGAATCCATTCTGCGCAAGCTGGTAGCTGCTGAAAAGAAAGCCAAGAAAGGCTCTCCTGACTGGCTGAAGATTGTGTCGCTTGAGGCGGACTATAACAAAATCAAGCAGGATGAGATAGATGTGGAGAACAATACGGTTCACTACTATGTACCAATCAACTATCCCACTTCGTGCAAAAATTGCCTTCTTTATAAAAACAAGAAAGATAAATAAATACAGGAATAGCCTTGCAGCAAAGAGATTACTGCAAGGCTATTCCTGTTTCTACTTGTACTTCTTGCCGGCAACCTTTTCAAGCGTCGCCATGAACGTTTCTTCAATCAAACTGTCATTGAAGGTCGGCAGAAAAACCTCTTCTGGAAGTGCCTTTCTTTCTGCCGTCTCCATGATGATACGCAGGCCCATTTCGAGAGCATACTTATCTTCGATGATTTTAATGATACACTCTTCCATAACTATCTCTGTTTACTCTTCTTTCTTTGCAGGCAGGTCGTCCTTGATAAAGCTGTATTCCTGCGTCTCTTCCGCGCTCTTCATGTTGGATATGAGGAAGTGCTCCGCAAGGTCTGCTTCCGTGATGCCGTATGTCTCGTAGATAACTCCGCTTGGCGTGCGCTTCTTGTAGAACTTGCAGGAGTTCCACATCACTCTGCCAAACTTCTGCTGTGACGGTATCTCCTTTTCCTCAAGATTGTTATCCTCACAGAACTGTCTGAAGCTGTCATACAGCGTCTTAGCGTTTATCCAAACTGGTATCTCGCCCTTCGTTCCCTTGTCACAGCGTATCTCATACGCCTTTAGCCATGCCAGCACGGGCTGTGTGCCGAGATATGAAAGAATGAGCTGCTTGCGTGAACCTTCCGCAGACGGAAACTGAAACTTACGCTCTCTCAACATACGCTCGCCTTTAAGAACCCAGTTGAACACACCTGAAAGCTCCTCCTTGATAATCTCCGCCGCAAGACGAGGGTTCTGCTTCTCCTTGGGGATTGTAACGTCGAAGCTGACATACTGCAAGCGCCGGATAAAGCCGAGTGTAACATCCTCGGGGAACGGAAGCTCGTTGAGATTGAAGATGAGATATGGAAGACTCTTTGACTCCAGTACATTCTCGCCAAGTTTTCTGTACGGTACAGGCTCGCCGCTTACAAGACGCTTAAACATACCAGTGTTCTTGCGTCCGAACTTCTTCGGGTCAGAGTCAGAAGACCAGTTGAAGATAGCGTTACGGATAGGGTAGCGTCCTCTCATGCCCTCGTCACCGTCAGCGGTAAGTTCCGCATAGTCCATTTTTGATATGCGGTCTTTGCCGAACAGGGCGCACATGACCTCGAAAATAACACTCTTTCCGTTTGCTCCGCTACCGATAAGCATAAGGCACAGCTCTATTTTGTCGGACATCTTTCCCTCATACGGGTTGTATGCGTCACCGCGCTGCACCAAACCGAGTCCCATGAACATCTGCAAGATGTCACGCGAGTCCTTGTCGGGCAGCACATCAAGCAGAAATCTCTCCCATTTCTTACACTTCGCTTTCGGATCGAAGTTGTACGGATGATAGTAAGTCACATGATAATGCGGAGAGAACGGCATCGCCGTAGGAGCCACACGCGCAAGGCCGAAGTCAACGACACCGTTGGCGAACGCCACAACATCGAACTGCGGAACAAGCACGTTGTAGTTCTTGATTGTGTCGATGAACGACTCCTTTCTGATTGTGGAACGACCGAGCACGGGTGCTATGAACAAGTCCTCCATAAGCAACTGGTAAGCCTGCTCCACAACAATCGGCTCCACCACCTCGTATATTTTTCCGTTGAACGTATAGAACGCTCCTGCAAAATATTTTACAGGGCAGTCCTTGGCAAGTTCCCTGATACTCTTGCAGAAGCCCACCAGGAGCCTGTTCCAGCTCTCGCTGTTCACCTTGCCCCAGTCTGTTCTGTACATACCGAAGCCGTACTTCGCGTCTGCACTCAACGCCTTCAACTGCCCGTACAGCGAATCTATCGCCTCACCACTACTTCTTTTCATTCTTCCTTCTCCTTGTGTTTTTCTCTAATTGTGACATCACCTCGCGTCTTTCTGACCCTGCCGCCGTGCAGATAGACGAAAGCCTTTGCACCCTCTTCGCAATACACTTCCACCTCCGCATTGTCGTACATGTTGATAAACGCTCTCGCAAGGCCGTTTACAAATACAGTCGCCTCGCAGTCATGCCTTACATATATGTCGCCGCAGCTCTTGCCGGAGTAGGTCAGTCCTGCGACGCACTCTCCGTTTAATATCACCGTCGGCTTGTCGTCCGCAAGCACGTTCTCGTCCACGTACACGCCGTGGTCGTGAATGACATCTCCGAACTCCTTCCGTATCACTTCGCATGACGGAAAGTTGTGTTCTATGCAGAAGTCAATGCCTCTGACAAACTTCTCGACAAGCTCGTCTTTCGACGTGCCGTCGGCCCATTCGTCAGTCCATTGCTGGCACAGACCCAAGCCGACCGCCTCCGACTTCATCTTAGCCGAAAGCTTCTCTGTCTTTCTGTCCGCCATATTTATTCCTTATCCTGCTTTGTGTTTCGTTCGATATACTCGCTCATGGCTTTCATCTTTGCGGTCTGGTACTCCGCATCACCGACAACGGTAGTATCAACGAACATGCCGGTAAAGATAGCCTCTGCGTTCTTGCCCTCAGTTCCGTGGGTGCGCCAGTCGCCCTTCTCGTCACGAACCATGCCGAGCGCGTCGATTGCCTCGAACATCGTTGTGCCGATACCGAACTCCACCTTCCATCCGCCGCCGACCGTTTCGACGCAAATGTACGGAAGCGAGCCTCGTGTCAGATGCTTGCGGACATCCTCACGGATACCTTCCTTGTCGCGGAGTTCCTTCAACTCCTGCTTGCTCAGACTGCGCGACTTCTTTGTAACTACAAAATTGCCGCAATATAACTTCTTTCCAAAATCCATATCTATACTTATTTAGTTAAACAATGTTTTTATCCTCTCTAAAGGCATTTCCTTCGCCCGTATTCGCATATCAGCGTTGCGTCACACTTGTTATCGTCTACGTTCTTGCACTTGCTTGTACGTCTAAAATCTTCGGTCGGAAACAATCGTCTTGCGGCGTTGATGGATGTCGCCTTGTTGTCCGTGCTTTTCTTTCCGCAGTAACTCTTGATAACCTTATCGTGACTTATCCAAATCTCCTTCTGCCAAGTCTTCGGAGGTACAAGATGATAGGGTATCTCAAGCGCAATCAACAGACCTTGCAGTACTCCGAACGTTTCTCCGAACGAGAATGTGGACTTTGCCGACGAACCGAAGATGGCGTGTATCTCCTCCATACAGCACACGCAATTTTCCTCGCACACCGTCTTGATGTTTTTCAGAAATATCGCAATGTCGTGATAGTCGCAATCCTGTAAGGAGCAATACTCGCGCGTGCCGTCAGGGTGCATTACTGCTATGAAACCCTTTGAGCCAGGGTCTATGCCGATGTATGTCTTGTTTGCCATGTTATTTTACTCCTGTTGAATTAAAACCGTTGTCGCCACGCTTCTTGTCATCATTTTCTTGAATTTTGATAGCGCCACTCACAAGTTCCGTGTTTGGTATCTCCACAATGCGCATCTGCGCTATCTTTGTTAAAAAATTCCACTCGGGCGTACATACCCTTGGCAGACATGCCGCTTCTTGGCTGTATAACTGCTGCCAAATGTTTCGGAAGCTGTATCTTAAAACCAAGAGGTATTGCGCAACGCTCCCCGTCGTACATCTTTACGTCTTCCTTGGTGAACACATCATACGCCGCGTCAGCATCGTGCGCCTTTTCAGGCATCCTGCCGCCACAAAGTTCTATTACTATCTTCTCTCTTTCCATTTTGTTTTTGTTTATTATTTCTTACCGTTCCACTTTACAAACTCCTCACAAGCCTCATCTTCGCCCATTACGAACGTGTAGAGGTCTTTGGCGAGGCAATAGGGTGCGCTGTCTGCATCTTCATCTGCAAACATCACGCAGTCTTTGCACTTGTACTTACATTTATCTGTCATGTGTTTATAGTATAGCCAAATATTTCAAAATAAGAGGTGTACTAATAAAAACCGCGATGTCTCCAGAAGCTGTGCAGTCGGCATATATTTCGTAGGCACTGCGCAACATCGTATATTCTCTTTGTACGCTTAGATGAAATGGAGTTGGGATGGGAATGCGACTAAACCACTCCGCATTGCCAAGATCCTCGCCGCACTTATGCAAGAACCAGCCATCCTTGACTTTGGTTATTTCTTCGTTCAAAAAGAAGATGCCACCTCTCTTGATTTGCCCGAGTGCAAATAAGTACCTGGTGCCGGCAGCCTCATCCCACAATGTTTGTGGGGGCGAGCTGCTTAATTCCTCTACTGTCTTTCCCATATCCAATACGTTACTCGAAAATATCGGCGTTCAATGTATGGTTTATAGCAGCGAACAATTTGTCACGCACATCTTCGCGTGACCATTCCACTTTTTCAGCGACTTCTCCAATGGTCACACATGCGAAAGCGGTGAGGGCTTCCATGATTTCCAATGGTGTTGCACCTTCTATTGCATCTTTCGCCTTAATCATCCCTTGCATCAGGGGAAGTTCCTTTCCAAAATTTCTCATATCTTCATCTCATTTCTTAATTATACGCTATCTTCCTTTATGTTGTATTTTTGATAGAAATCACGGCAAAGGAAGTTGTTTACACGCTCTTTTAGACTGTCAGGAACTTTTGCAGACCAATCGTGATCCTTGGTTCTTTCAAAAACGATAACGTTGCACAAATCTACCATTTCCTGCCAGTCAGTATCGTCAAGCGTAATTTCTGTTGTATGTTTCTCAATGTAATCAACAGTAAGAACAGCTTGAGAACCAAACACCTCTTTGCTATAAAAAGAGCATGTAACAAAATTGTTCTTCCCAATATCTTCTATTTTCATCAAGCCCACGCAGGTCTTTATACAAATGTTACTATTGGGAATTTGCACAACAGCCTCGCAGTTGTTCCAGAATATCAACCCCTTTTTTATCCTTGACTTCTCTATCATAAGTCATTTAATCTTTTGAAAATTTCTATTATTAGATACACAATAACCGCAATATATATGGCAAGGAACACAGACACAACTGTTCCGCCCCCGCCATGATCATGATGAGGTCGCCGTGGTACTATTGGAACGGATGGAATATATGCAATCATAAGCTATTTATTTTTTTGTTATTCATCATACGAAAAGCTCTGTCGGCCATATTTTTTTGTGGGTTATGAAAAAGGAGAAAATAGAAATTGCCATGTTCTTTTGTGTGAACCGTATGCAATCCACAATCCTTAATAAAACCATCATCACCAATGCAAGGATCCAACAACTCGCGAATTGCGCTATTGCAGCTTGGTTGAACTATAATAACGCCACCCGTTTCTCGAAGTTCTTCAAGTTTCTTCCACTGAGCTTCGATATTTTCGTCTCCATAGAATAAATCGTAACCATAAGGTTCTGTGATTTCTCTATCAATGCACATTCCCAAAGGAATCTCAATTACTATAATCGGTTTCATAAGCTATATCCTTCTGCAATTAAACCCCCAAAATAATACAAAAGCACACCGTAAACTTTCATTTCTGCTTCCGAAAGTTGCTTAAAACACCCAAAGTCACAGTCCTTATTTACATAAGCCCTAATTTGAGGTGCAAACCTTATTTGCTTAACTGCTATTGTATATTCCGATTTGTGTGGAAAAACAGAATCCATATCCTCAATAACCGAGCATATAACCATTCCGTCCTCTCTGACTTCCGCATAACTTTCTATTTGCTGCTTTAGCTTTCCGACGGAATTATTTAGAAAAAACTCTATGGGCGCAAGGTAAATGTCACCAAGTTTTAATTTCTCATTTTTATCCATAAGCTATTTGTTTTTTGCATGAACATTATAATCTTCCTCACTAATTTTGTAAAATTCCGCACTCTCGGAGTAATAGCCGTTACTTGTTCCAAACCATCGAATAGTGACATCCCCATGAAACGTTGCTAAATGATAAAATGTCCAAGTATAAGTATCTTCAATACATTCTTCATCTACAGGATAGTCGTTGTTTAACTCTTCCGCTGTCAGTATTTCCTCATTCAGCAAATCAGCGAAATCACCGCAAATATCATCTATATATACATCCTCGCAACACTCTTGGTGGTGCGTCATAATGTAAAATTCTCCATCAGCTGTTTTGAAAAACAAAGCATCGTTTGAGTCATAAAGGCCTCTATCGACACTAACGAGTGTTTTTCCTTTTAGCACATCAATGTCGCGATGGTTTTCAAATCCCAAAAACATAAGCTATTCCTCCTTGTCTTTAATTTCTATAAAATCACCGACTCCCAAACGAGCGTTGTTGATGCAATTACATATCCAACCCATAAGGTATGCCTGGTGCTCATTTCTGCCGTTATACATCCTTTCCAAATCGCACGCATCGTTGATAGACGATAGAACATGATATGCCTCATGGCAGATATTTTTCATAGTCATATCGCTCTTCTTTGGAAAGACAACGAGATTGCCGAAGTATTTCCCTGCCTTACTCATACATTCGTCATAAACCATACCTCCGTAGTTTCCTTCGCTCATAGGCTCGCCGTTGTGAACAAGAGGCTCGCCTTTCATGTTAGTAAAGCATTTGTCTATTTCTTCTTCCGACGTATTGTACATCACCCAAAGTTTCCTTGGGTAAATCTGCGGTGTATATTCGTAATATCCTTTCTTTTTCATTCTCAATTATTTATTGTTATACTTGTGTCCGCAGTGGTACATATTGCAGACATCACACTTGTAGACGGTCATTCCCAGCTCAATGAGCTTCGGGTGTGTCTTTAGAAACTCCCATGCCTCATCCTCGGTATCGTAGCCAACCTTCTGCTTCCACGAACTGCCCTTGCGAGTCCAATGCCTTGCGTCGGGATGTAGAGTGGAGTAGGGTGCCTTGTTGTGGTATCTGTTTTTGCTCATATCCATTTTACGGTTGTTTCTCCGTTGTAACCTTTCTCCCATACAAACCATGCGTAGCTGACTGCACTACCCCCCATTGCGCATTGCAGCGAACTTGCCGTTCTTTGCGCACAGCACTCTCTTTGAGAATTGCAGTACGTACTTAGGCGGCGTGTTTTTATAGAGCCTCTCGTAGCGTTTCTGACCCTCCAGGAACGTTGTCTTGAGGAACATCACACACAAGCCTCCGTCGGGAAGCAAGTCAAGCGAGTGCAGCACGAACTCCAGTGCGTACTTGTAGGGTGGGTTCGTCAGTATGCACTCGCAGTCGTCGGGCATCGCGTCAGCCTTGAAGAAGTCCTGCATATCGCCGTAACCCCGGTCTATAAGGTCGGTGCTCACAACATCGTGCCCGAACTCGACAAGACGCTCTGACAAGCATCCAGTACCACAAGCGCACTCCCATATCCTCTTCGGCAAAGAGAAGTGCTTTAATAGCTTGTCTATAGCCTCTGGCGATGTGCTGTAGAAGTCGTGCTCCTCACGCTCCTTGTCCGTGTGATTGCTCGCACCGATTGTTATGAAGGTGCTCTTGCCGTTTCCGCTCCAGTCCTTAGTCATTTTTCTGCATTTCATTGTTGAACTCTCTTTGTAATATCCGTTCGATATTCGCAGGCGACCCATACCAGTCATACTTCTCCTCGGCCGGAGCATTTTCTGCTGCCTCAATGGAGTTTTTGAGTGCTTCACACGCCTCTTTGTCCGAAAGCCCCATGTTTCTTGTAGCACTAAAGAATAGTTTGGCAAATGCTTCTATTCCGCTTTCTTCGGGGTCTAAAACAATCTTCGCCATTTCACTTCCTTGTTTTATCAAGTTCCATAATTGTAAGTATCGCATAGTTCGCAAGGTCAAGCAGGGAGTCTTTCATACTCTCGTCCTTCACCTTCGCTTCGTCAGACATCAGCGACTTCACGCGCTTCAACTTCTCTGCCATGTGTCCGTAGGCGTATGTCATGCCGCACTCCTTAAACAGCTCCGCAAAACTATTGCCGTAGTCGTGGTTCTTCGCCTTGAAGGTGTCGTACATGCCGTTGGTAATGTCGCGGAACGCATCGGCATCTCCAGTTGGCTGTTCAGTAAACGCGGAAAGTTTTGAAAGAAAGTCAATCGGGTCAAGGCTACATCCGTAATGCTCCATACGGTATCTTTTACCGCCGCTACGACTGCCGGCAAAAAAGGTGCTGTACGCCCAGTTGTTCTTCGGAATCTCTGCACTGAAAATAAGGTAGAGATTAGCGTCGAGGCACATCATTCCGCGTTGCATCACGTCGCCCAGGGATATGTAGAGTGGTTTCTTTCCGAGCGCATCGCTGCGAACCTTGATGTACTCGCCGACCCATGCGCAATGCGGGTCTTTCTTATCGGCGGAACTTATCAGCTTCGGACCGCCGCACACCTCGAAAAGCGGTACTTCGGGCGTCACATAGTTTTTGTATCCGTGCGGAGTTTTCAGCGTTGTCAGATACTGGGTGGATTCACACATATCCGTGGCACCTTGATGCTTACGCTCGATTTTGTTATTGGGCATCCTAAACTTCAAGCCCTCCTTAATGTCCTCTCTGTTAATCATTGTTACTCCTTTCTTTAAACGGCACCCATATCTCCTCCATCTCGCGCAGCGCAAGCTCATAGGCGTTTCTGTCTTTGCTCGTAGGGTTGAACAGCGCATGATAGTGAATAAGCGTGTACATGAGGCGGCGGAACGTGATAGCCGCATTGTAGTATTTCTGCGCATATTGTCCGAAGTTGTCAAGACAGAGAGAGTTCAAACCGCGAGGCAGCATTTCGACTTTTATCGGGCGCTCCAGCCACTTAGCATCAGTCGGATCGCCGTTGTTCAATTCTCTTTTCAGGTCGTACGCCTCATCCTTCCATCCGCTCAACGCGCCATCCAACAAAGCTCTATCAGCACACTCCGTCTTTGGTTTAGGGCATTTCAGCAGACGCTGCAAATCATCCAATAACTCCTGTTTCATATCTCGTTCTTGTTTTTACCTTCTTGTTTCTTTGTAATGTCTGACATATAGTCGTATATCATTCTCGTCATGCCGTTGCACCAGTCGTCAACAAATGGGTCCGCTTGCAGAAGCGGCAACTCCTTGAAGTCACTCTTGAACCAATTAGTGAACTGTAACAAGACATGGCGCATCGTAGCCACATCCGCCGCATTGTCCATCGCACGGGTCAGACCGTCGCAGGACTCGTTTGTCTTAGACTCATAGGGAGTGCTGAATGGCTGCACGTCCACTACCTCTTTCTTCTCTTTCTTGAAAAATCCCATAATTAACATTCGTTATAAAATTCATACAACAAGTATGGGAACATAAAGGAAATTCCCAATACTGTAAAACCAGCAGACAGCGATTTTGCAAAAGCCAATATCGTGACGCCTGAAAAAGCCAGTGAAACTCCCAATATCATCAGAATTTTTAGCCGCTTGCGCCATCTGTTGCGCTTATCCCTCTCCCTCTTTTCTTCCTCTTCAAGTCTTTCCATGAGGTTTTCCATTCCGTTTCCCATACTTTTACAATTAATTTTACTACTTTTGCATCTGATAAAACCAGTCCGTAGAGACGGTCAATTCCGATTAACAGAAAATGAACGATTAATGTAGGTTCCAAATGCAGCCAAATCCCCGATAAACACGGGGTTTGTGTAGGTAGTGTATGATAAGGTTCTCAACCCCTATCCTCACATGCCTCTGAAACGAAGGTACAAAATAAGTTCTACAATCATACACAAACTCCCGTAAATACGAGGTTTTTGGTGCATTTTTATCCTACATCGAGTGTATAATAAATATACATAGCTATTCGGCGACAAAGAGATGTTCCACTTCCCAGTTTCGACCGCCAGGAAGTTAATAAAACCAAATATACATAAATATACAAGTTTACAGTTTTTAACAAATGAGAACATAAGTTTACACAAAGTCAAAAATCGGAAGAAAAAATTTTTAAAAGAGGTGACTATAGCGACATATAGCCAATTCTCAGGGGGGGGGCGCACCCTGTTTTCTTTATATTATATGCAATAATATAACGTTAAAAAGTACTAAATGTACATTTTATGTTTCACGCTTGCCTTATATTATAAATAGTTGTAACCGCTTGAAAATCAGCACTTTATACATTTATATTAATTCCTAATATGTATAAATATAATGTTTCACGACTTGTTAAATATATTTAAATTCGGCTTGCTTCTGAATTTATTAAACGTAAATTAACCAAATATTGTGCTATATTATATGAATTAACCATTGTTAAAATGTATAACACGCTGAAAATCAGTTAGTTATAACGATGTTATATGTGTTAATATATTTGCTTTTGGTCAAAAATTGTCGTACCTTTGTAGTGTCGAAAGGGAGAAACACCCACGACAACGCACAGGGCGAAGGTAATAACCCTGTGGCGTGGCGGTCTTTAAAATAGTGATACACTAAAGCGGTGCAGCCTACCAAGGTAGACCACACCGCAAGCAACTAAAGCGAAACGCTCTAATTTATTCACCACTGCAAAGTTAGTCGTTTCCTTTGGTTGCTGCAAAGACTTTAGAAGTAATTAGAATTTATTCACCAATTTAAATATATAGAATTATGAAAGCGACTAAAGTAGAGAACAGAGTAAGCGAACAAATCAACACAATCGAGAACGCCCAAAAGTTGGCAAAGGAACAGGAAAACCCAAGCTACACAAAGATGTTTTTGCCGTGGGTGGAAGAGGTAGCAGAAGACGAAGCAAAAGAACTTGCAAGCCGTCTAAAAGAAGTTTTAGACGACGCAAACGAAAGCGACGACCGCTATAAACATCTGAAAACCGACTTTGAGAAGGCAAAAGAACGTTTTGAGGCGTACCAGTTGGCAACCGTCAACACCGATAAACAGGCGCTCAAGGCGTTCAAAAAAGCGGTTGCGGTTGCGGTCGCAGAAGTCGCAGAGAGAACCAACACGGCGGCATGGTTCAACTATCGCCGCCTGTATGGTCTGGGGCTTCTTGACAAGCTGCCAAGCATGGTGAACACCGTAAACAAGGTTAATTCGTTTGTTGCTAAGGCGTTCACGTTTATGCAGCAGTACACAAAGCGCTCCGATGAGTTGGCACGCAAAGAACGTGCGTTAAACGCAGCCGTAGAAGAGTTCGGAATAACAAGGGAACAGGCAGAAAAAATGTACCTTGCCGGAAAACTCAAACTTTAAGCCGGCGCCGGACGTATCCAAGTAGGGCGGTAAATAACCGCCCTACCTGGATTTTTCTTGCAATTCGTTTTGAGTTGCAAGCGGTTTTTTGTGTCCTTATTTTTCCCCACAGTTTTTCTCTGTTTTCTTATTTTCCCACACGTTTTTAGATACCTCATCGTGGTGTGTGGGTGTTCCTCGTTGTGCTTTTTTCTGCGCAACGTGCCAAAATCTGAAAGCAATCGATCTACAGATTTATTTAAATAAATGGTGATACGTGTCGGACGTGTCACGCCCTTTGTTATGGGATTTTGCAAGCGAGATTTTTCCTGTAAGGAAATAGGCGGGAATTTCTCGAACTGCGAAATTTGAAACTTTGGGAGCTATTCATAATTCATATTCTATAACATTGGCACACAGGACGTGATCCCTAACGTGCTACGGAGTTCAGCACTCCGACGTGGTTGAAAACAAATGTTCACGGATAATGCAGAAAATAATCCGTGTGAGACTCCCTTAGACATCTATATGAGAGGAAAACGCAGTCAACAGAAAACTTTCTGCGCAGTGTGGGTATGTTCCCGTAAAAGCCCAGCGTATTGCAATGATACCCTGCAAATATATGAACGGGAGTGGATGGTAGCGTATTACGAGAGTATAAGCTATTCTGAAGCGAAAGGAACCACAGACAATGAGAATGAAGACGATAACAAAAAGGCGTCTGTGTTATTCCTATAGGCAAATAGGGCAGTCCTTGCGGCTGCTCTACTACAAACCAACTAAATTTATTGAATTATGGAAGAGAAAGAAAAAAGCGTAGCAACTGCAATGTACAATTATTTCCTTGAAACGCTGAAGGGCAAGGAAACGTTCGAGGGCAAGCATCATTTTCTGAAGCCTGCGAACGGATACTCATTTCTTTACATTGAGGACGGCAAACTGATAGTATCAGGCGGAGGCGTTGAAACACACGCTATCAATATTGACAATAGAATGGATATGCTCCTTCTCACCTTTGCGTACTATCGTGTTTTCGTTTAACGCCTAAAAGGTAGCCGTTTGGCTACCTCTACAAACCAATTAAATTACAAAATTATGACATTAAAGACATTTAAAGTGCTCGACGCAATCAATCGTGAGGGATTGGATAACACTCAGTGGAATATCTACATGCACCTCGAACCTGTGAATACAGGAGAGTTTTACGGAACGAACGAAAACCGCACGCTGCCCGCAGGCGTTTGGATAGGCGTGTACAAGAAGCGTGGCGATACGCTCTATTATTTCCGTTGGCTCAAGCCTGATTTGTGCCTTGATATATTCGAGGGCACGGAGCTGTTATTCTTCAACGTAAGCGATTAGCCTAAAATGGTAGCCGACAGGCTGCCAACTATTCACCAATAAAATTCTATGATTATGAAGAAAAGACAGGTTATCTATTCAAGTACGATAATTGTGCTTGGAATTATTCAGCTGCTCCCGTGCGTGTTGCTTGTAAGCGGTACGATAATTGGAAATGTGCTTGGAATTTTCTACGCTCTGTTTGTGTGGTATCTCTGGACGAGTACGAAAAATGGTCGTTGGTTCAGCGTTGAGCTGTACCGCAGTACGCTGCGCTTGGAAAAATTCCTGCTCGGCTGTAACGTGGAGAGTGATTAGTACGATAATTGTGCTTGGAAACTTTCAGCCTAAATACTGCCCTGCGATATGGGGCAGTACGATAAATCATCCTTACAGAATTATGAGACAGATAGAAATGCGCAGAGTCAAGCGTGACGAGTTTTTCCGCTTGGCAAATTCGGAGTCCGCTCCCGTTTGGGTGCGTGACGAGTACAACAGAAGTTCCAAAAAATTCGAGGCGTACAAGTACGACAATGTGAATTATTGGAGCGAGTTCAAAGGTTCACGCCTTGTTTACGTGGATTTCGTGTTCTGAAAAATTAAGCCTAAAAAACTGCCTGCAAATTAGGCAGTACGATAAATAACTAATAAAAACAAATGAATTATGGCAACACGAAGAGTTAAGTGCGAGGGTTCTCTGTTCATGGAGAGCGTATTCGCGAAGATGCAGGAAATCTACACACACGTTGAGTTCCTTGGTTACGACGGCAAATTTCTGACCGTGGCTTACATTGTCTAAAACTCTGTGCGCAATCATGCGCACGGACTATTAACCAATAAATTACAGAATTATGACAGAAAAAAGACTCACAGAGGCGAGAAGACTCGCAGAGAAAATTCTTCCTAAGGTTCAGAAGATGCAGCGTGATATGTATTTTAACAATCATGTAGGCATGTGCATTGAGTTTTACTCCTCCGGCTACAGCTTTTATGTAGATGTTTGCAGCACGAGCGACAAGAAGGGCGATAGCAGGGATTTCAGCGTCGTGACTTTCAGATTTTACGATTTTTACGATGCAGAGGAGAACGACGAAACGTTCGAGCGTCTTGCGGAGTACGTAAAAGAGAAGTCCGCAGCCTAAAAATCCCCACGATTGTGGGGTCTATTAACCAACCAAATCACATAATTATGAACACAGAGAAAAATTTTGTAGTGCTTGAGTTTTACCCGAGTTTTACACCGAAAGTCGTGCGTGAGTTTGCAACCCGTGAGGACGCAGTGAAGTTTGCGGAGCTTATGAAGAAAAGCGAGACAGGCAGACATACCTACGCCGTATTTTCACGCATCGAGCCGTAGAGCCTAAAATCGGGCGGTACGATAATTCGTACTGCCTGCCATTAACCAAACAGAATTATTATGACACAGAATTATTTCGTGTTCCCTCCTTTCGAGGTGTACACAGGCGAACAACTTACAAAAGAAGTCAAACAGAGTTTAATTGCCCGTGGTTTGAAATGCGTTGCGGTTGTCTTCAACTGCGAGAGTTATGAAGATTTCGAGCGCAAATACTTCGGCAGATAGCCTAAACAGCGGAGATACAACTCCACTGCTATTAACCAATTAAATCATTGAATTATGCTAAGAGACAGAAATTGCGACAAGAATTTTGAACGTTCGTTGATGTATCAGATAAACAAGGCAAAGATTGCAGCCCGCAAGATGCACAACGCACGCATGACCGACTACAACGATCCGAAATCTGAGAATGATTTTCACGACGCTATGGTTGAGATTGTAGCCATTGCTTATCACGATTGAGCCTAAACAACCCGTTACGTTTTGTCACGGGTTCATTTTATCAACCATTTAAAATTTTAGGATTATGAAAAAGAACCCACGAGATTACGAAGTGAACGGCAAAATGTACGCTTACATCCTTGACTCCATCTCTTCCGATGATGCAGATGTAGAGTCTATGTCTGACAGGGAGCGCATTGAGTTTGTGCTTGACACGTTCTACACAGAGAAATTTGAAGATGACAGACGCAGAATGTCCGCTCTTGATTTGCTGACTGAATGGATTGCCGGTCTTTGCTCTACCGTGAACGTAGCCTTTACGAACTATGACATTGCCAAGGTCGGCACGGAGTGGGGTTATTGCAGAACAGACGCAAGAACCTCGCAGTTTGTACGTACATGGTTTGAGCGCATCGCCAATGGTATTCTGCGCCTTGCAAAGATTTACGGCGTGGATATGAGCCGTTTCCGTCGCTAACGCCTTAAAATCCTGCGTGACGATTGCACGCAGGAGCAACAACCAACAAATTAAAGATTATGAAGAAAAGAACTTACAAAACACTCGTCGGCTTGCTTAGAGCTGCCGATGCAGGACAATTCACGATGAACGATTTTTTGAGCGGACAAATCTACGACAACAAGCATTATAAGCGGCGTCCGTTCGAGCTTACCGACAGCGCTCTGCGTGAGCTGTCTGACGGCTTCTGTCAAGCACTGGGCTGTCAGAAAAGAAAGTACGACGAGGTATTCCACAACATGAAGTACGGCAAAATCGAGAGCTGTGGCATACTTTCCCGTCTGTGGGTTGAGCTGCGTAATAACAAGCCGAGCTTTACCTACTGCGTAGGACAGGACGGAGGTTACGAGTATGCGCTTGTCAAGAGAATCCTGTATCGTGGTTATTGAGCCTGAACAAATCTGTGCAGCCTATCTGCACAGAACAACGTTTAACCAAATTAATTTCTGAATTATGACAACAAAAAGAGCATCCGAAAGGAGAAGCAGAACGCTTGCGCAGCAGGCTAAGTCCTACGAGGTGGCAGGCGAGTACGAAATGATGCAGATAATGCACGAGTCATGGATAAACGGCAATTTCTCCGACTTCAAGCATTATTACAGAGTCTTGAGAATGGAGGACAGACGCAAGTTTGTACACTATCTCTACAACAGCACCGACGAGTACACATTCTACAAAATGATTGACTCGCTCATGTTCGGTTAGCCTAAATCAATCCTCACTATCACGGGTGGGGATTTCTATTAACCCTTAATTCCGCAACACTATAGTTTAACATTATTTATAAGTGCCTGAGCAACAAAAAGTTGCCCAGGATTTTGCCATGTCAGA